GTCGTACAAATCTACCGTGAACGTCGCCGATGCTTCCGCACCCGTCTTGTTCACCGCGTCGAACGCAACAACCGTTTCGCCGTTGGTCAGGTCACTGTCCAGCTTCGGGGTCGTCACGCGGATGTTCTCCATGCGAATCTGGTCATCCAGCAGCGTTACCAGCTCCACCGGGCGAATCATTCCGCTGCCGGAGTACCAGCGCGACGACGGCTGCTCATTGCGCACGAACACCGCAATCGTATTCACGCCGCTGACCATCTGTTCCGTCGCATCCACCGCGAACGGGTTGTAGCCGTAATAGTTCTTGTGTACCTGCTGCCCGTTGACGTACACGGTCGATTCCATGTACACGCCATCGAAGCACAGCACATACCGCCGCCCGTTCTGCTTGTTCACGCTGACCGTCGTGCGATACCACGCGTCACCGCCATCCAGATACCCGCCCTCATACGTCGCGGGGCTGGACGCATTGAAGTCCAGCGCAATAGACCAGTCATGCGGCACGCTGACCGTCCGCCAGCTTGCGTCGTCAAACCCCGCTGCCGCTTCGGCGGTCGAGGAATACGCCGTGTTCGCCGTCGCGGAAATCAGGTTGAACTTCCACGAATTGAGCGGAACAGCGGAAACAAGCTGGTCGGCGGTCGTAACCGTAATGCCGCCTGCTTCCAGCGTTGCAATGCGAGCCTGCAATTGCGCCAGCACAACATCAAGAGAAATTCCGTTCTCATCCATAACCGCCTTGGGATGCGTAACAGGCATAATCTGCTGCCCGTTCTGATACAGTGTTTTTATTTTCGCCATGCTACTCACCCTTTCATCGCTTGGCATAATGTCGAAATTTGCGTGTCATTCAGTGCTGTCTCATAGATACGGAAATCTTTAATCTCACCCGTCATGACCTGATAAGTGTTCCCGTTTTCAACACGCCCGAAGAGGTACAACGGTTCGTCCGTGTAGTGGTCGGTAGGAATCGTATAATCAAGCGCTGAGTTATACGCCTTGCCGCCATCGAACCAGAAGGTGTAAAGTCCGCCCTCTTTGCGGATGATTGCATCATGATAACCGTCTGTCGGCGCAACATAGCCATTGGACTGCTCCGGATTGAAAGAGAATGCACCGAATCCACCGCCAAGAGAATACGAATAGCTGCCGTCGTTATTTGTTGTTCGGCGCAAATAAGCTACGGTGTCTTTCTTGCTTTCTGCGCCAGAGAAATGTTTCCGAGATTCAAAAATACAGCCAAGCGTACCGGCTTCCGCCGTCGTAATCATGTTATCTGCGAATCGGCAAGCAATCGTCCAATTCTTTTCTACGTCATGCGGTTTGTAGCCCGTATTAAAAATGCTGCCCGTTCCTGTCTTCGGGCGTGTCAGCTTGAAAGCATACGCGCCGAAATCGTCCTCGCCGTCCTTGACGTAGCCAACATCGACCGGAGGCGTCGGCGTATCGCCGCCAGAACTTCCACCGCCAGTTTTCATGAGCTGCCCAATCTTCTCCACAACCATTTTGCCGATGGCTTTGTATCCATATGCAGAAAAGTGAAGTGTATCGAACTTGTCCTCCGTGTTGCCACCGGATGAATACATCAGCAGCGGCGCATTCTTCTTGATGGCATCCGTCGTTGTCCACGCGGATGTGTCCGGCACATTCGCGCTCGCAGCGATTCCAGCCAACACATAGCCGCGCCGAACCAGCTCATCCGGCAGATAGAGCAGATGGCACGTCCCGTCTTCGTCCGTCAGCGCTTTTTCGATGCTGTTTGCGTCCTCAAAAATCCACTGCTTGACGTACTCACGCGCAATCACAACAATGTAGTTGCTGTAATTGCCATACGCTATCATGGATTTCAGCTTCTGGATATACGCAGCGTGCGAATTGACCGCACCGTTCGCGCCCATCCAGATAACCGCAACGCCATTCCGATACTTGCGCATGGCATAGGTTTCGATGGGCGTATCCGCTGGTACGGCGGTTGCTTCGCCGTCCGCCAACCGCCGGAAGCGGTACGCATAGCGCCCCTCCGAATCGGCTATATAGTCGCGGTATAGAACTCCCTCTACGCCTGCGATAATACAGGGATTCACGCCCGCTTCGGATTCCTTCAACGGCTGCGCCACGTCGCCGGATGCCGTTGCGATGCCAAGGCGAGTATCCGCGTAATAATTGCCGCGCAGGTAGCCCACGAGGGCATTCTCATCCGCTGATGCCGGAATCGTAAAGCCGCCAACCACCATCGGATCAGAACCTTGCCGTGCCATGATGGTTTGGATTGTTTCACCACGGCAACCAAGATTAACGCATGGATACGTTTTCGCCACCACATCGGGGTATGCGCTCACGATAAACCGCTGGATACTTTCCTGCGTTGCAACGTCCCCGCCAACGCCCTCCGTCAGGCTGTCGCCCCAGCAGTACACAACATCCGTATTGCCACCTTTCTGTGCTGATGCGTCCAGAATTTCGTCGCCCTTCTTCTGAAGCAGCGCAAGCAACCCATTTCCCTTGTCCTCAATGGATTTCAGGATGGATTCTACGGAAGACTGGACATCTTCGGAAGCCGTAGGTTCTTCGGCGGTAATCATGTTGGTTTCGAGCTTTGCAATGCCCTCTTCCATTCGATTCAACTGCTCCGCCGACAGCACTTCCCCATCGCGGAAGTTCTGCTTTTGGTATGACATTTTTCTCCCCCCTCAACTGTAATTCAAACGCATTTTCCCCAAAATCGCCATTCCAAGAAGCGCCGTCTCGTTTGTCGTCGGCTGTTCCGGCTTATTATAAGTATCGGTCAGCACCGCACCGCGTGCATACAGCACCGTCACTTTCTGGTTTTCCTGCTCAAGGCTAATCGTCAACAGGCAACGTCCCGGAACTGCATAGCAAAGCTGCGGCAGCAGAACGCTGATTTTGTCCTGCGCCACAGTTCCCGTGATATTCATTGTTTTTCCGTCCGCTCTGGTAAAGGTGGCAGACACCCTGGCATCGTTTAGTGCCACATTTTCGTTTGCCCCGCATTGTAGCACAACTTCGTGCGCCAACGAATCGCCTGAAGCAAACACAGGCAGAAGTACCTTCTGCATCCCGCGTCGAAGGTTCAATTGATAGGCAAGCCGTGCTGTAATCGTCACGTCTTTCCCCCTTCTTTCTTCTGTTTCTCCTGCTGAACCTTGGAAATTCCCGCCACCAGATAGTCAATACATACCGTCAGCAAACGCACATTCCCTGCCGGTTCGTCGCTGACGTGCAGCCGCCGCAGCGCATCCAAAAGTCGCTGCATTTCCTGCTCATCCATTCAATTACCCCCCTGTTTTATGCAAACGTAAAGACTTGCTGTTTCGTCTTGCCGTTACTAATTTTAACGGTCACGCGAACCCTGCCCGTGTCAGCACCCGCACTAATGTCTACGCAGGTGATTTCGCCAATGGTCACGTCACTGCGACCCGCGCTGTACGCACCAGACGCATCGACTGACACCGAATGCTGGCTTGTCTCCCTGTTGCTCAGCGTGATGTCCAAGTTCGCCGTGACCGTCTTTGTCGCTGCATAGTAGCTTTCTCCGTATGCTTCCAGCGCTTGCACATGCACCGATGATGCTCCTTCTCTCCTCGCGGCATCCAGAGCATCATCGTAGCCCGGCATGTCGCTCAGGTCAAAAGTTGCATCGGCAGGCGCAAAGAACTGGCACGATGTTCCCCCGATTGTCAGCGTATGCTGCGCAACCGCCGTTTCTCCGACATGCACCGCACCGAACCACCCATTGTCCGCGTTGATGGATTTCGGGCCGGAGACAGCATCAGCCACCAGCGTCCCCACTCTCAGCCGGTCAATCGTTGCCGTACCCGATTTTATGCGATCCAGTTCGCCGGACAGTGCTTTGAAATCACTCATCGTCGTGTAGCCGGACAAGTCGATTCTGTTGGCGCTGATAACCGCTCCGTCGCTGCTCAAATTGATGGCGCTGATGATTCCGTCTTTGCTGACTTTCAGGTCAATTGCCGCATTCGCCGCATCAATCGACGCTTCTGCGTTGCTCATGCGCGTCGCCAGGCCATCGACATCCGTCTTGCTGGCTTTCAGTTCGATTGCGCCGTTCGCGGCCTTGATGGATGCCTCCGCCTCCATCAAGCGATTGCCCAGCGTGTCTGTCACTTTCTTGTCCGCTTTCAGCTCGATAGCGGCATTTGCGCCGTCAATGCTGATTTCCGCTGCATTCAGCCTGCTCAGAGCATCGTCCATGTCGTTTTGGCTGGCTTTGAGCTGTATCGCTGCTTGCGCCGCATCAAGATTCGCTTCTGCACGGCCCAACCGCTGGTTCATGCCTTCGACGGTCTGACTGTTTGCTTTCAGCTCGATGGCCGCCTCCGCCGCGCTGATGCGCACCTCGGCCTCATTTATCTTGTCCCGCTGTGCGCCGAAGTCGGATTCCAGCCGCTTCGTCCGCAAGTCGATTTCTGCCTTCGCCGCATCCAGTTCGATTTCGACATCCGAAATTTTCTGCTTGTTGTCCTCTACCGCCACCGCGTGACGTTTCAGCATCGCGTCGAACTGCTCTTGCGAAATCGTCAGCGCCTGCATGGAGGAATCATGCTGGCTGGATGTAACGAAGCTGTCCTTTCCGCCGTCCGCCCACGGGTCGCCCAGCTTCAATTGCGTGTACCGTTGACCAAGCACGTCCCAGGTGTACCCGCTGACCTGTTTTTTCAGCCGAAATCCAGTCAGCGCGTTTTCGACCGTGATTTGCGCGTAGAGAAACGCATCTTGCAGACGAAAAAGGGTTGCGAACTGCTCCGTTCGGCTCAAATCGATGTATTCGACCGTCCCCGACTGCTCCGGCGCACCCACACCGGCATCCAGCTTCTCCTGCACCGCGTCCCGAAGCAAGTCATAGACCTGTTCCAGCGTCAGCGCCGCCTTCGTGCCGTCGTCCTGCGTGCGTTCCTGCCCGACCCGCGCGCCCGACACTGCCCATGTATACACGCGCGGCATCGCGTAGTCGTCGATTTCCGGCGCGTCGATGCTCTTCTCCGGCAGATAAATCACGTCGCCGTTTGCGTCCTGCCCCGTCGGGATCAGGCGCGTGTACGTTTCCGTCGTGTCCCGGTCTACTGACAGCGCCGTTAGGTTCACGTCGCGCCGGATAATCAGTCCGCTGTCCAGCACATCCGACTGCAGCAGGTAGATGTCCTGATTGTCCCGCAGCAGTCGCGCCCGCGCCTTGCGCACGAATCCGCCCGTCTGGTCGAGCAATGCGCGGATGACGTTGATTCGCCCCCACGAAATGCGCAGCTGCTTGTCCAACTCGATGTGCAGGGCAAACGCGCCAGCGCCACCCTCGATGGCGTTCCAGAGCTTTTCGCCTGCTTCCCTGGCGGAAATCTTCTCCGTCGTTTCTTCTTCCTGATGCAGAACATAGTAACTCAGGTCATAGGTAATATGACGCGCCTGAATTGCAATCGTCAAGCCGCCGTCCTGCACCGTTGTCGCATGGATGCGGAAGCGCTGGCGCTTTCTTGCCGCTCCCACCGGCACAATCGCCACAACCTGCCGATCCAGCAGGGCAAGCTCCCAGCCCGTACCGTCTGCAATAGGGATGGCAGCCGTCAGCACATAATCCCCGCCCGCTGCCTCCGTGGCTTCGCACTCCGTTGGGCTGATGACACCAAGCCCTGCTCCTGCACAGTCGGCATCACGGGCATCGTATACTCGAATCACATCATTCATCGCTTGCCCCTCACACCCAGCGCGTTCGCACGTCCATCGCGCCGCCTGTCACATTACCGCTCAGGGACAGCTTCCATTCGCCGACCGGCAGCGTCAGACGGCTTCCGCTCATTTCCCTCGCAATCGGCGACGGCGCTCCGGTTTCATCACAGACAACGCCGGTTTCCATATCCAGCACAAGATTCCCTGCGCCGCTCACCTGCACACGCAGCGCGTTGCCTGCAATGGTGAGCGTGACCTCCCCAGCTTCCGGAATCGCCAGCTCAATTCGCGGATAGGCGGCAATGTTCCCCTGATTGAACCCCGCCGCACCCGTTGGAGAAATCTCCGTCATTGGCTCTGCAATCGCACTGCGCCGCAGCGGATTGCAAGTGAAGATGGGCGTAAAAATCGTGTAGCTGCCGGGATGTCCCTCCGCTAATGCGGAGCAGTCGAACGCTTCTGACAGTTCCGCGTCGAAAACGTAATCCAGCATACTGCCGAAAATCACCTCGCCGCGCCCGCACAGCCACACCCAGACGCTTTCGCAGTCCGCCTCCGGCACGATGGCACATGCCGGTGCGTAGACAATATCCTCATAGGCATCGTTCCCCAAAAGGCGCAGCGTCCCCGACCTGCCCGGCACAGTGATTGCCTCCCTGCGCAGCGCCGGTCGATGGTACTGCACCTGTTGGGTGACGATAACGCCCATTTGGCTCGCCCAGATGCCTTTCCAGCAGAAGTCATCCGTCAGTTTTCGTTCCCTGAACATTGCTCTTCTCCCCCTTCCTGCGCAGCCATTCGCGCCCGTACCCGCACAGTTCCGGACAGGCGCTGCAATCCTCCAGCCGGTGTCCGTTGCGGCAAATCATTTCGCGCAGCCGCTTTTGGCTCATCTGCGCCGGGTCATACAGCAGCGACGTGTCGATTCTCTCCGTCTGTTCTGCTCCCGCCATCTGCCCACGCATCCGCTGCGGGTTGTACGCGGCGCGGTATCTGCTGCAATCTCCTGCCATACACATCCTCCCCATTTCCTGTTCATCATAGCGTCTGCACCATCCATGCACGCAAGGTGTTTCTTCATTTGCTCATGTTTTTTCGTGCAATGTGTTGCATTTTTCGTGCAAATTGCGTATAATAGTATTGTCAGAAAGGAGTTGCATCAACATGACCACCACCAACATCAACATCCGCATGGACAGCGACCTGAAAGCGCAGGCGGACGCGCTTTTCGGAGAACTGGGAATGAACCTTTCCACGGCGTTCAACATTTTCGTTCGTCAGTCCATCCGCGACGGCGGCATCCCGTTTGAAATCACTCTCAACCAGCCCAGCAAGGACACCATTGCCGCCATGCTGGAAGCAGAAAGGATTGCGAAAGACCCGTCCGTGAAGGGCTACAATGACCTTGACGAACTTTTCGCAGAGCTGAAAAAGTGAAAGGAACAAAGCTGACTGTCAAGTTCACCTCTGCCTTCAAGCGTGATTTCAAGCTCGCCATGAAGCGCAACCGGAAGATTCAGCTGCTGGAAAACATCGTCGCCATGCTGGCCAACGGCGAAACGCTGCCGCCCGAAAACCGCGACCACGAGCTGACCGGCAATTGGGTCGGGCATCGGGAATGCCACATTCAACCCGACTGGCTGCTGATTTACCGCATCGAGGACGACGTTTTGGTGCTGACGCTGGCGCGGACAGGCACGCACAGCGACCTGTTCAGCAAATAACTGCACACAAAAAGAGGATGGTTCGCAGCCATCCTCTTTCTGTGTCACAGGTCGGTTCGATTGTTCTCTGCTTCCCAATCCACTTGGAAAGTCAGCGTTCCCTTTTCAGCGTCAACCACTTTTTTCAGGATGCGGCTTTTTCCGTCAGGACGGATAAACCCTGCATCCCGCGCTTCTTTGCTGCCGACCGTCGCAAAGTAAGCAGTGATGTGACCGTCCGTGCGCTTTCTCGGTGTCAGTCTCATTGCTTCTTGTAGAGCTTGTAGACCAGCACAACGAGAACCGCGGCGAGGACAACCTGAATCACGTCCAATGCGATTTCCATACTTGCCACCAATGAGCGATTATGATATAATCCAGATAGGTACGGGGGCTTGCGCCCCCGTACCCGGCGAATCTGTTACCGATTGAGAAGCTCAGAAATCAGCTTCACAACGGCGGCGACCAGATTCACCAGCGCCGTAGCGAGAACCAGCTTTGTGGAAGTGGCGTTCTCGCTGCGGCGTTTCTGCTGCTTGCGGCTCATTGGCTTTCCCTCCTTTCCTGTTTGATGATTCTATTATAACATGGTGTTACACCATTGTCAAGAGGGTTTTGAATAAATGTCAGCAAAAATTCGCAGCTTCTATTGACTTTTAAGCTGACATTTATTATAATGGCGTTGTGGCACACGGGAGGTGATTGAATGAGTCCACGAACAGGGCGGCCAAAAGTCGAAAATCCCAAGACGAAACGCTATTGCATCCGTATGAACGAAGAAGACGCGAAAAAACTCGAAGAGCTTGCACAGCATTTCGGAACAAATATACCAGAAGTTTTTCGCATGGGGATTGAAAGGCTTTACGCTGAGACAAAAAAATAACGTGACTGCCACGTCTCACAAACAAAACAGTCACGTTATCCCGAAAGTCACAGCGTCCGAGGACGGTATGAAATCCTTTTCCATCATACCATCCCGGACGCAAAAAGTCAAGATTTTGCGAATATAGGGGGGTATTTTTCATGATGGATACGAAGCAGATTCTCCAAGAGGTTGACCTGATTGGTGAGGCACTGAACATCATCTGCCAGCGCAGCAACTTCCAATCGAAAACCGACCGCATCGACGACGCTTTGCTTCTCGAAATCATCGAAAGCACCGGGCGGCTCAAAGAAATGCTGATTGCAGAGCAGGCAAGCTAATCACCGGAGGGACGGAATGCCGCCCCTCTTTTTTATACCACCCCATACCCCGCCAGCTTCGCCCGGTTGAGCGCCGACACCTGTTCCGCAAACACTCTGGGTGTCGTCTGGCTCTGGAAGTTTGCGCTGCGGATGACCACGTTGGTGGAGAAGTCCGTATTGCCGCCCACATAGGTCGTTGACGGAAGAAGCCCGCTTCGCTGGATTAGCCCCGTGCCCGGCAGCGTCAGCGTCCCGCTGAAGCCGATGCCCGCCAGTGTGCTGTTGACCGCATCGCGGATTTCCGCGGCGGCCTGCTGCGTCATTCGCTTCGAGGACAGAATGCCCGCCGCCAGCGACACACCGACCGCCTTGCCTGTTTTCTCCTGGTTCGACAGGTCATCCAGCGTCTCCTGCACCGGCGCAACCGCATCCTGCGTCGTTTCCTGCAGCCCCTGCGAACTCTCTGTGATGCCGCTGCCGATGGCTTCCATTGCGTCCGAGCCAAGCGCATCGACCCCGTTGTCCGCGAAGAGCATCAGGCGCATGTAGTCCGCAAGAACGCCGGTGACAGAGGATGCGTCGATGCTGTCCAGCGAGAATCCGTTTTCAAGCAGGGATGCCATAACGCCATTGATAGTGTCCATGCCTTCCTGTGCATCCTGTTCAAGCCACGATGCGTGCGCTTCGCGTATACCTTCGTTTAACGCTCTGTATGTGTTGCCGAGGTCAAATCCAGACATTTGCGAAGGGTCAGCCGCATATTTTCTCACCTGCTCCGGGTCATTCCACCAGTTCAATCCATACTTTTCGCCGTAGGAGGCATAAGTGGTCAGCAGCTCCGGTGTCATATTGTCTCGCAGCCAATTTTCTGCGAAATTCATCGAGTCAGCCTGCATAGCTGCCTGCATAGAGGACAGAAGTCGGATTTGCTCGCCGCCGGTCTGAATATACTGCCACGCTTCCGGGTTCTGTTTAGCCATTCCTTCCAGAATAGCCGCCACATCCGCCTGAAATTGCGCATTCACTTCATTCTCCGCTGTATTCAGTTCCGTCTGCCGTTCAGCCAGTGCCGCATCATACGCCGTCAGCTCCTCGTCACTTGCACCTGCTTCGCGTGCCGCAGCCTGACGTTCGTCTGAAATCGCTGTTTCTGCTTTTCTTTTCGCCTCAATTTCCGCCATCTTCTGCTGATAAACGCCAATCGCGTATGCCGCCGCTGATGCGACAGCCTCCTCCGAGCCGTGCCCACTCGCCACAAGGTCGAAATACGACTTGTAGGTGGATGCCTCCAAGCTCTCCGTTTCGGCTTCCAACCCCATCATCTGGTTGCGCAACGCCATCACGCGATCCAGCGCCGCCTGAAGCGCGTTTAGTTCTTCATCCGTCGCAGAATTACCTTTGCGGTACACCGTTTGAAGCAGCGCGTTATAATCCGCTACTGCGTTCTGCAACTGCGTAGCGACTTCCCGGACACCCACGTCGTCGCTGGTTGCGCCGTCATTTGCTTCTGCCATGATGCGCACACCGACCTTGACGGACAAATCCGCATACTCCGAGGCATCAATTTTCCCGTCCGCCACCGCCGAATCGAATGCTTCCTGAACCTGTTTTCCGATGTCCGTCCAGACGTTGCTGGTCAGCTTGATTCCGTTCTTGTATTCCAGATTGATTTGGTCGAGGTTCTTCTGAATCGCGTCCTGCATCGAAACCGCATCCGGTGCCTCAAAATCCAGTTCGAAGGCATCCGCATGTCGGCGGAACTCCTCTGCTTCTGCACCGGCCGCCTTGATAGCCAGTGTCAGTCCGCCGCCGATCAGCGCTACACCCGCCGCAGCCCAGCCAAACGGGCCGGTCATGACGCTCGCCAGCACCTTGCCTGCCGTAATCATTTTCCCGATGCCCGTCAGCGTCGGGCCGAGTGCCGCCGCCATCAGTCCCAGATTCACGATTGTCTGCTGTGTGCCTGCGTCCAGCTGTCCAACATAATCCGCGACGCCGCCAATCGCGTTCGTAACAGCATCGACCGCCGGATACAGATTCTGTGCAAGCTCCACACCGGTATTTTTGAGTCGGTTCATCGCACCTTCCAGCTGTGCCGATCGGCTGGAGACGCGCGTCTCAAACGCTGCATCCAGTGTGCCGGATGCACTGGTCATTTCCGCCAAAATGCTGTGATACTTGTCCGCCGCCGTTGTGCCAAGCATCATGACGGCGTTCAAGCCTTCGACGCTGCCGAACAGCTTGCCCAGCTTCTCCGAATCGCCTTCTGTCACCGAAGCGATTTCTGCCAAGAAGCCGGTAAACCCCTTCGCTTTCAGTCCGGCGGCAGAGAAGTCGATGCCCAGTTCCTTTGCCATTTCTGCCGCTTCGGATGTCGGCTTGATAACAGCAGACAACACACCGCGCAAGCCCGTGATGGCACTGGAAGTAGACAAGCCGCCTGCCGTCAGCGCCGCGACACTCGACAGCACTTCCTCCATCGACAAGCTCAACTGCGGCGCAAGACCGGACACCTGACCAATCTGCGAGGACAGCTCGCCGACCGTCGTTTTGCCCAAGTTCTGCGCCGTTATCATGCTGTCCAGAATGTGATCCAGACCGCCGCTCGCTTTCGCGCCCCACGCATTGTAGATGGAGGACGCGCCATTGATGACCGTCGAAGCGTCCGAACGACCTGCCTTGCCCGCCATAGCCGCCCGCTCTGCCCAGTACGCCGCATCCTCCGGCGCAACACCTGCGCTGATGGCATCATAGGTCGCGCTTGCCAGCTCCGTCGCCGCTGTGTGCGCATCATTGCTGGCATCTATCAGCTCATCCGTCAAGTCTCGAATCTGCTGCTGCCGCTGCTCCTGCGTGCCGCTCAGCACACCCGGAAGCGTCGCCACCTCATAGACCGCATCTTCCAGCTCCATGCCGTATTTGACGCTTGCTGTTCCCATGCCGACAATCGGCAGCGTCAGCACCTTCGTCAGCGCCTTGCCCGCCTGCGTCGCGCCTTTCGCCAGCTTGTCCAGTGCCTCACCGTAGTGCTTCGCATTTTCCGCCGCACTGCGCTGCTGGTTTCCGGCTTCACTGGTTGATTCCGCCAGATTTGCCTGTGCGGATGCTGCATCATCCGCCGCCTGTCCCGTTTCCTCCGTCGCATCCCCCAGCGCCTGCTGCTGTTCCTGCGCCTTCTGCATCGCCGCATTGCATTTCTGGATTTCCGCCGTCAGCTTCGCTTCATCCGTCTGCGATTTCAGGATTTTCAAATCCAGCTGTTCCAGCTTGCTTGCATCCGCACCGGGCGTCTGTGCATAGGCATCCCGCGCCTGTTGGAGCGTCGCGGTTTTCTTGCGCTGCTCCTCCAGCTGCTTCGTCAGCAGTTCCGACTGCTTGCCAAAGTAGTCGCTGTTTTGGGAATTGGCATATGTCGCTTCCAGCAATTTCATTTCCGCCGCGTTCCGGCGCATTGCCTTGTTCGCCGTGTCCAGCTGGCTCGCAAACTGCTCTGCACCTTCCACGCGCAGCGTAATGCCGCTTACCCTGATTGACATCTTCTCACCTTCTTACCAGCCAATTTCGTCTGCGAATTGCACTTTGCGCGGCGCTTGCTCATTTTCACCGATCGTTTCTTCCAGCAGTGCATGAAACACAGTCGGTGTCAAGTGCCAAAATTCATCCACTGTCAGCCCAAGCACCCTCTTCGCCGCCAGCAGAATCATTTCCCAGCGCCATTCACCGGCGTCGTTTTTTTTTGCGCACTGCGCGGCATTTTGCCGACAATCTCCACCTGCGCCGCCCGCGCCAGCAGCGCAAATTCCCGCATATCCAGCGACATCAGCGTCTTCGCCGAAATGCTCTGACCTGCTTCTTCCATCAGAATACGGACAATTTCCGCCTGCTCCGAAAGTGGCAGCGACTGCGGCTTGCCATTATCATCCTCTGCTTGCAGCATCATCAGCACTGTTTCCAAGTACGGGCGTTTCAGGCTTGCTTCCATCTTCATCGCCGCCTGAAGCGTGAAGAACAGGCGCACATGCGTCCCGGCTACTTCAATCTCCGTCGGCACATATGCCGTCGCAAACTGCACACTATCCATGCTTTTCCTCCTATTCATTGCAAAATGGAGCAGCAGTCCCGAAAGGCTGCCGCTCCATTCATCTTATTTTGCCGATTCCGCGCCGTCCAGCGCCATAACCTTTTCCAGCGTATTCGGCTGCTTCTCAAAGAACTCCTGCGGCGTCAGCGGCTTCGTTACGCCGTTCGTGTAATAGCGCACACGCCAGATGCCTTCATTCGTCGGCATGATGTCCACCGTGCGCCCCACAGACGGGTCAACCGGCGTATTGGTGCGCGTCTGGTGAGTCTCATCGTCGCTGTAAGAGAGCTTGCACTGCGGATGATAGTAGTACGTCTTGCTGCCGTCACTATTGCCGCACCAGTACCCGCAGGCGAACGTCGGCTTGATAGGCTGTGCAACATCCGCCGCAGCGCATCCCTTCTTCACCGAGCCGTCCGCACGGTCGGTGAACTCGCGCGGCAGTGCCACGCTGGACAGGCTCAACGTCGGTTCAGTAACCGTGCTGACCGTATCATAGATGACACCCGACGCATGAATCGTCTGCTTCTGTTCGCTCGGCTTAACACCGATAGACTTGACAACCGGAAGCTGCAAGTCCAGCGCCTCGTTGCCATTGTCATCCGCATCGAAATGCACAAAGAAGTCGTAAACCGTCAACTCATAGGGCGGTTTGATGAGTGTCGTTGCCATTGTTTTTCCCTTTCTGCCGCATTGCGGCTTACATTCCCGCTTCACCAAGCGCCGATGCAATGGCGCTGTCAATACGCTGTTCCATCGCGCTCAGTGCCGCTTCTTCGCTTTCTTCAAAGCCCGGCTCAAAGTGTCGCAGGACGCGCTTCGACGAATACTCCAAGATACGCCCGTAATCGTCCGTTGAACGCACCGCACGGTTGCGACCATGATTGCGATAACCGGCGCGCGCTACGGCAATCTTTGCCCAACCAAGCATTGCACCGGATGATGTTTCATTGCTCCACGAGCGATAAGTAATAGAAGAAAGCAGCTTGCCCGTCGGATTCTTCGCTTGCGAAGAAATCTGCCCCTGTACGGCCGTGCGCACAATCTCTGCGCCCGCTTCTGCCGCACTGCGCAGTACATCTGGCGAAGCCGCCGCCGAAAGATTCAGCTGCCGCTGACTGCTGTCACCCTTGCATGAGTAGCGCATTTTCAGCCTCCTGTATGCCAAATCACACTGATGCTCTGCGTGTACACCCTGCGCTTCACCGTGTCCACCCAGACGCCTTCCTGCGCCTGTGCGTGTGTGATACCAGTGACATGCTCCTCCAAATCGCACTGGACATCAAAGGCAAACATCAGCGCGTGACGGAGCTGTCTCCACGCTGCCGTCTGTTCCTTCGTACCGGCGCGCGGAATCCAGATGGACATTTCCATCGTGTAGCACACAGCGTACAGTTCCCCGCTTGCATAGCGCGGTTCAATGCCCAGCTGCCGCCATGTAATGTATACAGTGCTCTGCGCCTGCTGGCGCTTGACTTCATCTGGAGACAGCGGCTCTTCGCAGGCGGGGCAGGTGATGCCCGCCGCCTGAAGCCGCTTGGCAAGCCATGCGTTCACATCAAAGGTCATGCACACCACTCCCCACCATTTCAGTCAGTACACAGCGCAGCTTCGAGAAGCCACGCCGAGGCGTATCTGGCAGCACTTCTGTCACCTCATACGCCCCGCCATCATACACCACACGCAGACCCGGCAGAAGGCGGTATTGCAGCGGCGTTCGCAGGATGACGCTGAGCACCCCGGAGGAATATTCAGCGCCGCCTGCTGCCAGTGCTTTGTCGCTAAGATGGTAGACCTCTGCATAGCTCTGCCACAGGAATCCATAGTCCACCTGTCCGTCGCCTGTGTCGATATTCGCTTCACGGCGGTAGAGCTGCACCACACAGTGCAAATCGCCTGTTTGACGCATCGGCTACTCCTCCGTCTTGCGGGTTTTCGGATGCTGTGCAAGTATCGCGTCAATGCCCTTGGGAATGAGCATCGCCGACCCGTTTCCCGCAATGATTACACCACGGTTGTCATACCAGTGCGTTGCCAGCATCATGCAAGCAAGGTCGTACAGCGGGTCACTTTCGCCTTCTGCCGGTTCAACCAAATCTGCATCAAAGAGATACTGTTTCGCCGCCCGAAGGCAGATGTCCATCAAGGCCTGCTGCGATGACTCAGGCGTGAAGTAGCCATAGTCACGCAGCAGGTCTGCCGCCGTTGCCATGATTAGCCGCCCACGCCGGTCGGCTTGACCGTCGCAAGGCGGAAAGCCGCATCCATCAGGCGCTTGATGTCATACACGCAATCCTCCGTGAAGATGGTGACGCCCGTTTCCACGCTCTTGCCCATGTCCATGAACGGCGCGCAGTCGTAGTTGATATGCAGATAGCTGAAATCGCCCACAACCGGCACGGTCGCCTTGTCCACGAAGTCCACCGGATATCCGAGAATCTGCGCCGGTTTGCCAGAGAACAGGCTTTCCGAGCCGTTCGCCAGTGCCATCATCAGCGCATAGTAATCCTGCCGGCGCATCGCAATCGAAGCGTTATCCTGATAAATGTCCTCCAGGTCGCCGGCAGCCGCCACAATCGCGCCGAGCAGAGATTCCGCTTCCATCTGCTTGATGATGTAGTCGGAACTCTTCTTCGCGTAAAGCGACATGTCTTCTTCGCCGCTGACAGGAGCCGTTGCAAAGATGCTGCGCAGTTCGCGGAGCGTCATGGCGCTGTCCAGCCCGCGCAGCACTGCGCCCTGAATGTCCAGCGGAGAGGAACGCAGGAGCGTCGTGGAGACCTTGCACATCAAGTGCATCTTGTGGCGGCCGAAATCAACCGTCTCACCTGCGCCCTTCAATTCCTTCGCAGTTTCGCCATCCTTCGCCGCATACGAATCATCATCAATGGTGAATGCCAGCTTCGGCAGGGACAGCCCCGTCACGTTGGTCACGCCCATGCGGCTGCGCAGGGGGTTGACCTTCTGCGGCTGGAGAAGCAGACGTTCAGAAAGCTTCTTCGGCAGAAGCGCAGAGCCATTGCCTTGATCCTCGCTGCCCGCCGGAATCGCGCCCAGCTGTTCATACGCCATGCTGGTGATTTCGCTCTTGCCGCCCGTCGCCAGATGACGCAGGTACATGCCTGTCGCCTGCTCAAACGTCATTTCTGCGCCGCCCTGACCGCCTTCACGGGCAGCACGCGCACGAGATTCCGCCGCCACGCGGTCGCACTCTTTCTGGAGAATCGCACGGCGCTCCACGAGGTCGCTCACGCGCTGCTGGCAGGCACGAATGTCCTCCATCTTCGCACCGGCATCGCTCGCCATGTCAATGCCGTTCCGGCGCTCCGTCGCAATCGTCCGGTCGAGATCGGCAATCTGCTCCTGAAGTTCAAACATCGTAGCCATTTTCTTTTCCTTTCTGCCGTTTCCGGCTATCGCATCATTTGATGCCTTCAAAAAAACGCAGGTACTCCTGCCGCTCTTTGTCTCGCTTCTGCGCCTCTGCGGCAGCCTGTGCCATGCGCAGCGTCTGCTCATGCGATGCTGCCATGTACACCTGCATGAGTTCGTGGCTCATCTGGGCGCTCTCTGCGGGGTTCGCGATGCTCTCTGCAAAGCCATTCTCGACAGCGCTCGCTGCCGTCATCGTCGTTTCCCGCGTCATCATTTCGGAAAGCTCTGCCTCTGATTTTCCCGTTGCTTCATGATAGGCAGCAAGCACTGCCGTTTTGATAGCTCGCAGGAAGCGCACGCTCTTGTCCAGTTCATCCGCCGTACCGCTGGCAGAAGTCGCCGGGTCGTGAATCAATATCGTCCCAACCGGCGAGATCATCCTGTTTCGGCGCGGAACGGCGCATAGCGGCAGCGTTGCCGCCGAATATGCGCGCACAATGTGGCAGTGCGTTTCGCCCTTGCGATTTCGCAGCGCTTCATACATAGCGATTCCCGCCGCCACATCCCCGCCGTTGGAATCAATCACGACAGTCAGTTCTTCGCCTTCCAGCGCCTTGAGCTGTGCATCGAACTCTGCACTGCAAGCGAACTGCTCTCCATCCTCCGACCACCACGGTCTGCTGGTTACAATCGGGCCGGTCAGCTCCAAGCGATGACCGCCGCCCTTCATGGTTGCGAAACGGAAAAAGTCATCCATCTGCTTCTCCTCCTAAATGGTCTTCCAGCGGGTGCAGGTCGCCGGAGACAAAGGTCACATCGCCGCCCTTGACGGGCGGGAAGCCGTTGCGCTGCTTGCCCTGATTGATGGTCATCATGCCCGATCGGACAAGCATCTGGTCAACCGTCGCGCGTGTCTGCGCATCCGAGATTGTCAGACCAGAGGAGTCAATCTCGATTCGGTAGCCATCCTGAACATCCTGATACGTCAGCAGCTTCATCTGCATTTCCGCCTCATACATCTTCGCGGTCGGGATCAGGCGCTGAAGGAACTCCAGCTGTTGCTGTTCCTGCGAAGAATAGCTGCTCTGGCTGTAGTCGCCCAATTCAGCCGGAGGAATCCCGTAGACACGCGACGCACGCGTGACCATCATCCGGTCAACCTCCAGCATTCGGCCCTCGGAGATGGTGCGCTCCACGCTGCTCATTTTCGCACCGCCGCCGATAACCGCCAGCGAATTGTTGCTGCGCGCGTAGTTTTTCAGGAATCCTTCCACGATTTCCTTGCTTCGTTGGTCGCCCGGATTGCCCGGCACTTCCAGCACCAGCACACCCGCAATTCCCTTCGCCTGTTTCAGCGAGAAATCGCGCATCTGTACTGCATACTCCATTGAACCGGCAAGCACCGACAGCGGGTTAATGCCCTTGTCGGCATTATCTGTCACATGCCGAACGTGCAGCATCGACCGTTCCGGAATATAGATGGTTGGCGCATCCTTCGCAGGCATGTAGCGATACCACAGGTCGCCCGTGTCGCGGTCGCGCATCGGCTCAATCTCTGCCGGGTTGAGCAGTTCCAGCGACATTACTGCGCCGCTGCCATCCCGCGAAATGTAGGAATATGCATTGCCGGTTGCGTTCCGGCAGACCTCCATCCCCTGCATCCATGTATAAGGCGTATAGCCAGACGCTGGACGGTACGTCAGGACACGATGCAACGGATGCTCTTTCGCCTCTTCCCAGCCCTTGCGAATTGTCATAGGCATGGCGGCGAACGTGTTCGCCAGAAGCGTCACCGCACCGAAAACCGCTTCACTGTCCTGCATCTGCCGTGATGCCGTTGTTTGCCATGATGGTTCAAGCCGGAAAGTTTCCCCCGCTTTTCGTGGGGAAAACTTTGATTTCAGCCGTGCCATTATGCCCACATGCCATCACCTCCATTTTCCAGCAGTTGGTCAAGATCGTAGATTTGCACCGCATCCCCTGAATCGCTTTCCATTCCGAGCGGCGGGCAGTGCCGCAGCCAGACCGTATGTGCATCCAGAAACGCCATAAATGCGTCTATTTTGCTGTACTTGTCCGCTTTTTTCGGCGCATAGTTTTCATTATCCCGCGTCGAAAAGTCGTTCCGCAGCTTGACATTGTTCAGATACCACTCGAAGAGCGTGTTTTGGTCGTGAACGATCATTCCGTCCGTAAACAGCTCTTTGATGTGCTTCATCGGCGCATTAAGCGTGATTGCGCCCTGTCTGACCGGTTCGCAAGCGAACATTGTTTCCAGCGTTTTGACCAAAAGCGTTGCGTTCGCTGGGTCATAGCCGATGCAGCGGATGTCGAAAATCTCGCCCATCTTCCTGAACCAGTCGATGATGCAGTCTTGTTTCACATAGTCGCCTTCCACAATCGTCAGCCGCCCCTGCATCGCCTCGCCGTAGTAGTCCAGCCGCTCTGCATTCAGTTCTGCCACCTTGCGCGGCACAAATGTGTGCGGAATGACATAGAAGCGACCGTCATCCAGCGGGATTTCCAGCGCCGTCGAGCAGTGGTCGCCGCTGACAGCTACGTCGAAGCCGCCGAAGGCCTCGCGTCCTCTGACTGCTTCCAGGCCAATAACATCCCGATTGCGTTCCACCAGCGAAAAGTCCAAGAAGCTCGCATTGGTTGCCCGCGTGAACACATTCAGCGTTTTCGTCAGGAAGTCAATACGCCGATCTGCAATCGCCCGGCCTTCCTCCCAGCGCTGCTTCAGCTTGTCCAGATGCAGGAGTACGCCCAGCGATGGGTTTGCCTTCACCCACTTGCTGGAATCCTCCGGCGAATCCTGTTCGTCGATTTCATAGATAAGCGCCAGTTCGCGGTCATTCACCGCCGCATTGCCGCTGCCTTTGAGCATTTGGTCAGCAAGCCGATATTCGCTGACCAACACACCGTCCAGCACATACCCCATCGTGGACATCATCAGCAGCAGACCGTCCGAGGCTTTGTCCAGCGACCGGCGCATCTGCTCGATGGCATCATAGGTGCGCATCTCATGCAGCTCATCCAGTACGCCCCACGTCGGCCGCAGACCGTCAAGCAGCGACGCACGGTTTGACATTGCCTGGATCACGCTATCCGGCGTTGCGCTGCGTCCCTTGTCTGACTGCCCGTCCGCATAGTATTCCGCGCAGGAGCGCAGGGCGCGAAACTTCTTCGACAGCGCCGGTGACGCGCCGATTGCCGCATTGACATCGTGCATGAAAATCCGCGCCTGCGGTTTGCTGTTCGCCAGGACGTCGATTTCGGCGTTCTTGATACCTTCCTGGCTGACGCTGTACAGCGCCGCGCCCGCAATCATCGGCGTTTTGCCGTTGCCGCTGCCGACAATCAGCAAACATTTGTTGTGCTTGCGTGTCCCGTCCTTCTTGCTGACCCAGCCGAACAGCGCCGCGTAAAAGGCGCACTGCCACGGCATCAGCGTCAGGCGGTCATAATCCCCCTGCGGTCGGACGAACTTTTCGACGAACCGAATCGGCTTCGATGCTTTTTCCGCGTCGAACCGCCACGGGAAATTGCCCTCTTCTTCGTGCATCAGGTCACGCACAAATCGCTCATAGGCAAGCCGGACTTTTTGACACGCCAGCACGCGCCCGCTAAGTACATCGTCAATGTATGCCCATATGCGCGGGTCAGCATCGCCATGCAGACGATTCCAGTCCGCACAAATGCGCTCCTCTGCTGCGGCAATATGCGGGTCAATAGTCGTCCAGGTCGTCGTCCTCATCCTCGCCATCACCTGCCTCATCAGGTGCAGCTTTCTTTGTGTCCAGCTTCAGCGCGGCAATGAGCTTCGTCAAGGATGCCGCTGCCCGGAGCGCCTGTTCATACGCGACATTCTTGCGCACGACGCGCTGGCGGCCGGACGTGTAGCTTTCGCGCAGGCCGTTCGTCGCCACGTCGTCCACTGCACGCAGGCGAAGCGCCTCCGTCTGCTCGTAAGCGTCCAAAATCGCCTGCTGATGCGGCAAAATTTCCCCATATCGGCTGGCGACCTCTTCTTCCAGCAGCATCCGCGCCGTATGCGCCCGCTCTCCCGGCAGCTTGTATCCCGTTTCTGTCCGATTCATGTTCTCCCCTCACTTGATACTAATAACCCGGATGCCCGTCAAATCAGGCTGCTTTTTCGGCTGTTTGCTTGCACCCTTCTCCGGATGCACCTGTTCGTGGCAGATCACGCAGACGCTTTGCAGGTTGTCCAGCTCCAATTCCAGCGACTGGTCAACCGTGCGTGGAATCAGGTGGTGGACAATCTTCGCCGGTCGCTTCTGGCATCGTTGGCACCAATAATGGTCGCGCTGCAAGGCAGCCACTCGAATCGCCTTCCAAGGCTGCGACAAATAAAACGGGTCTGCCTGTTTCTTCGACAATATGCGCGCCTCCCGTCCGCAGAAGGCGCGCCCGCCGCGCTCATCCCCTAAGCCCAGATGAGCAGCCACCTTGTCAGCGTCATGCTGAGGTGACACGAAGTGAAGGAGGCACACACGCTGCGGTCAACCGCATTCGGCGGATGGGGTACGCCCCACGCGCAGATTGTCGCACCAACACCACCCGTGCAGTCAAGGTGAGAAAAAGTTTGCAATTTTCCTGAAAAAACTTCATTTTCCCTCTTGACATACTACAATTAGTATGTTATAATATATGTGTCAGCAAGAGCTGACAGAAAGGCGGGTGTCAAACATGAATCAAAACGAAAGAGAGGAATCCCAAATGACCGATTACCAGTTCCGCTTCATCATGCGCGAATTGCTTGCTTACGCAAAGCAAGCTCCTGACAAGGAAACCATCGTCAAGCATCTGGAAGAACTTCTGAACGACAACAAAAAAGCCTAAGCTCCGCAACAGCTTAGGCTGACACACGGGGAAGCGGTAAGAGGATACCCGCCGCCGCTTCCCTCCTCCATCATTCTACACGACGGCGGGTAAAAAGTCAAGGGGGATTTTGGACATGAGTGAACCGGAGAAGCAGAAGCGCAAGACACACACCTCGACCGACGTCAAACGGCGCTACAATGAGAAGGTATATGACCGCATCAGCCTGAGCGTGCCGAAGGAAATGGCAGCGGCATTCAAAGCCAAGTGCGCTGCCGAGGGTATCCCGCAGGCGCAGATTCTCAAACGCGCTATTGAAGCGTTTCTGGCGGAATAACAGAAAGAGCGTGCTGTCCTCGAAAGGCGGCACGCTTTTTCTATTCGTTTTCTTCGATTTCTGCAATGATTTTCCGAACATCCTGCACGAATCCCGGCATATCCTCGAACACGATTTCGACAATCATCGTCCAGTTGATGCCTTCGTACTCATGCACCAAACGATGGCGCATCCCGGAAACGGCATTCCACGGCTGTTCCGGGTACTTCGCTTTCAGTCCCCGCGTCAGCTGATACACCTGTTCGCCGATGTTGTACAGCGGCGTTGTCACTGCCCACTGCGCGAACTCATCCGTCATCAGCACTTCGCGTGTGATGTTCCGCTGCGCCATCTGCGCCGACAGGCTATCCCACGTCGTGACGATTTTCCGCAGGCGCTCCAAGTCCGTCTTTTTCACGCGATTCGCACCCCTTCCCGCATCACCGTCCGGTAAAAGTCGGATTCGCGGTTAATTTCGCGCAGCTCGAACGCATCAACATCCTTGTGCGTCAGCTGCCGCAGCTCCTCCCCGAAGGCAAAGACATCCCGTGCGCGGAAATGCACCCCGCCGACCAGCACCACGTCAATATCCGAGTTCGCATTGGCGGATTCACGCGCATACGACCCGAACAGAATCGCGTAATCCGCATGATATTTCCCCAGCAGACCGCGAATCGCCTGTTCTACTTCCCTGCGTGACAACATGCTACTGCACCTCCGTTCTCTACGATTCCCTATCTGTATCATACCATTCGCGAAAGAAAAAGTCAACAGAAGGGGTTGACTTTTTGCCGCGACATTTATATAATACAGTCGTGGACAGAGAAAGAAGGTGTTTATATGAGTCCACGAACGGGACGTCCGAAAGCTGTGAATCCGAAAAATCTCGAATTGCGCGTTCGCATCGACCGCGAAACATCCGAGATTCTCGAAGAGCTTGCCAAACATTACAACGAACCCAAGTCCGTTGTTGTCCGCAACGCCATCCAACAGCTTTACGCCAAAACGAAAAAATAACGTGACTGCCCATCCGACCAAGACTAACAGCCACGTTATCCCGAAAGTCACAGCGTCCGAGGACGGTATGAAATCCTTTTTTATCATACCATCCCGGACGCAAAAAGTCAAGATTTTGCGAACATAGGAGGGTATTTTCATGATGGACACAAAACAGATTCTTCAAGAAGTTGACCTGATTGGTGAAGCGCTGAATATCATCTGCCAGCGCAGCAACTTCCAATCGAAAACCGACCGCATCGACGACGCTTTGCTTCTCGAAATCATCGAAAGCGCCGGGCGGCTCAAAGAAATGCTGACCGCTGAGGTCAAGTGACTTTCCCCCGCGCCTGCTGTGTTCCCCGCACAGCAGGCGCTTTTCTATGTCACCACGGGCAATCGTCCGGTTCTGCCTGTTCCATGCCGCTTTCCGGGTCAACCGGCGCAGTCGGCGCGTCCTCCTGCACCGTCCGGCGCGGCGAAAGATACTCCAAGCGAGGGTCGCTCATTTCCAGCGCGGCGCGGATCGTGCCGTCCTTGCCCTGATAGCCGCGCGCCGTCAGCCGCCCCTCGACCAGAATCTTGTCGCCCTTGTGCAGCGTTTCCGCCAGCTTCGCACGCTCTTCCCAGAACGAAATCTGGTAGTAGTCCGCCGTCTGCTGACCATCGCGGCCTGCGCGGTTGCAGGCAATGTCCATCTGCGCCACGCGCTTGCCGGAGGATGTCATCGCAATGCGCGGGTCACGGGTCAGGTTGCCGATGAGAATCGTCTTATTCATCCTGCTTCTCCTCCGGCACTTTCATGCCCAGCGTTTCCTCAAAGCACGCCGGACAGAGTTCCTTCACCACATGCGTCTGTAAGTGCCCCAGCCATGTGATGTAGACCTTCTCCCCCGCCTTTTCCAGTTCCTTGCCGCACCGATCGCAGGTGTACTTCGTCGTTGTCGCCATCGTTTACCCCTCTTTCTGCGCCAGCTTCGCCAGCGCGTCCGATTTAATCTGCTTGACCATGCGTTCCCGCAGACCAAACGCTTCGCCAATTTCCCGGATTGTCTTGCCGCAGAGGTAGTAGCTGTGCAGGACGCACTGTTCCCGCATACTCAGCCCCCACATGCCCGCCGACGCAACCGTCTGATAGCGCCTCGCCCGGTTGTGCAGCATTTCCATCACGATGCTGACCTCCCGCGCTTCCATCAGCGGCGTGTCCTGCCCTTCCAGCAGCTTGTCCGATGCCTTCATCACGTCCTCCATCTGCTGGATTGCCGTCAGCGTGTTCTTGCTGGCGGTCAGCGCCTCAACCGTCGTCATCCGCATTCGCCCCTTTCCCCGTCAGAACGGATTGTCCGGCATTTCGTCGATTTCTTCCATGCCCAGCTGATGCCCCTTTGCAAGCGTTTTCGCCTGCTCCGGTGTCTTTTCGTCGTCCAGAATGCTGCGTGCAACCACAAGATAGCGCCCATGCACCCCGCCGCGGCGAATCTGCTGGAGCGTTTCGCCCTTGGTACTTCGCTGGCTGATGCCTTCCTCTGCCAGCTGGCGCAGCAGCGTGGTCTTGCCGACCGCCATCGTCGCGCCCTGCACCCGCAGGCTCTCACAGACCGCGCCGTAAGCCGCACCCGGAATGAAGTAATACTTTTCCGCATCACGGTAGCCAATCATCCCGATCGGCGGCGTTGTCGGTTGATTCGCAATGCCCATATCAAGCACAACGCTCTTGCCTGACATGAGCAGTTCACGCATCGTCGCAAGGAAAACCTGCGTCGGTGCCTGACTGGTCATGGCTTCGCGCTGCTCCTGACTGTTCGCGCTGACGGCATTCCAGTACGGGCGCATGACCTCCTCGAAGTCCGTCACGCCGTCCAGCACACCGCCCGGCTGCGCCATGTACTCCACCATCATCCGTACACCCAGCATGATGTACGCGACTGCCGAGGGCAAGCGCGCATGTGTGCCAGAAACGCGCCTGCTGGCTTCGTCGAACATCTCCCGGTAGAGCGCATCAAGGCGAACCGGCAGTTTGTCCGCCTGCCCCGCCAGATACGCAATGTAGCCCCGCATACTCTCGTTCAATGCGCCCTCCTTCGCCAGCCGCCAGAGTTCCTGCATCTCTGCTTTCCGCTCCGGCGCGGCATCGCTGGTTGGCAGCGGCACGTTCCCCGCCGCCAAGTTGATGACGTACAAGCGGGCAATGTTGCTGTCGCCGGTCTCGCTTGGCAGCTCTTCGCCCGTCTGGATGCACAGCCCGCGCGCCGGATAGTCGTGCTGTGCCGTCATGTCCGCCGAAATTCTGCTGCGCTTCAATCCGTCGCAGACCATGCGGATGATGTTTTCTTCCAGCGCCCGGCGCGCCGACATCTGCCGCGCATCCGCCACCGTCTTGTAGTCGTCCACCAGCAGCGGCAAATCTTTCAGGATGAACAGCTTGCGTTCCATTGACGCGATGGAATCATTGAAGCTGCCCGGCTGATCTCCCTCGAAGCGGAAATCGTAGCCGAAGTGGTTCATTGCCAGCGTGACGATGGACGTTTTGCCCATACCGGTTGTCCCGCGCACGAACGGCACGACGCTTGGCTTCCGGCCGACTTTCCGCAGGAAGAGCGTCAGCGGCGACAGGAACAAGTACCCCACAAGCGGCACACCGACTCGCAGCGTCGCAACGTCCATCAGGCGCAGTGTCGCGCTCTGGCACAGCGGCAGCGCCTTTTCGCGCCCCATCATTTCGAGCCATTCCCCTTCGCGCAGCCCGTCCAGCCTGTACCGCCCCAGCCGGAAATCCAGCTGCACGTCCGCCTCAACGTCGCCCGCCGCGCTGATTGCGCCGCCGCCGTGCAGGAAACAGACTTTCCCGTCGATTTCGCGCCAGCCGGTGTGCGAATACATCGTGCGCTGAATCGCGGCGGCAACGCCTGCACTCTGGATGATTCGCCGGAGCTTCTGCGCCACGCCGTTGCCTTCGTAGATGACGGCGTTCAGCCCCCAGCCCTCAATCGCCCAGTTCATCTTCGCGAACGATTCCGCCGGGACGCGCAGCGCTTTGAGCTTCATGCCCGTGCTGCTCCATCCTTCGATGACAAATTCCTGCCGCAGCTGACCTTCGCCGTCATCGATGCTCACCTGCTCCACCGGCAGTGCGACGAAATTGCTCAGCGGACGTTCATCGCCCTCTGCCGTCGGACTGAAAATGCAGCCAGAGCGCACATGACACCCGCTGATGCCGACGAAATAGTCCTCATAGTCGCCGCCCTCAATGTTCCGCGCCAGCACCGGCGACATCGCCATCAGGTTTTCAAGGACTTGCTTGCCTTCTACCGCGCCGAGGACTTTCACCAAGTCCGAAACGTCCGACTTGGGCGGAAGCGGCGAAGTCGCCTTCTGCTTTCGCAGGTAGGTGATGCGGACGCTCTTGGCTGTTTTCTGCAGTTCGCGCAGGATGAGCTTCGCGTGTTTCTCGCCCGGCTCATCCATGTCCGGGATGATGACGACATCCGCGCCCTTGAAGTGCTTGGACAGCTCCTCGCTCCACTTGCCCGCGCCGCCCTTGTTCGTCGTGGCAGCGTAACCGAGCGTCCGGAGCGTCTCCACGTCCTTTTCGCCCTCTACAATCAGCACTTTTTTGCCGTCTTGCACCGCTTTGACCACTTCCGGCAGGTGATACAGCACATTGTGTCGCCCGCCGTCGCCCCAAAACCACTTCCCGCCGTCGCAGTGAATCGTCGGGAACGACTTCTTGTCCGTCCGGTACACGCGCAGTAGCGGCGCGCCGTCGGCATCGGTGTACTCATACATCGCCGTGATGGTTTCCGGCGGTGCGTCCTTTTGGGCATATGTCCCCCCGATTTTGAGCCGGTTGAGGTCGGCAGGAATCTTTTTCGGCGGTTTCGTGGTGATTTCCGCTGCGGGTTTTGTGGATTTCTGCGCCTTCTGCTGCGTTTTCGCAGCGCCTGCCGGATGCGCCGTCTGCCACTCGCGCTGCACCTCATCCGTGCAGAGGTCACGCCACGTCAGTCCCAGTGCGCGCACAATGTCGCTGGAATCGCACCCCGCCATGCAGTGCAGCACAATCCCCTTTTCGCCCATGCCAACGGACAAGCTCGCTGTTTTATCGTTATGGCAGGGGCATTTGACCATGTATCCCCCGCTAATTTTCTTGACGCTTTGGAAATTCGACAGGAACGTTTGCATATCAATCATGCGTTTATCCCGCCCTTTCTGTGTTTCTCATCGGTTTCACCGCTGCTGGTTCGCCAGCGCTGCCCGTCCCCGCTGCAAGTCCGGCATGATGGGGATCAGCGCCGTCCTGCCCGTCACGCTGTCTTTGACCCGCGTTTCGCTGCCCGTGAACAGCAGGCAGTCGCGCGTTCCGGCCTGAATCCCCTCGTCGCACATTTCCATCTGCCAGTCCGACGCGGCAAAATCCTCCAGCGCCAGCGGAAGCCGCTCCGACCGCGCCCAGGCATTGTTCGCCACCAGCGCCCCGCGCACCGTCCACAAATCATCCTGGCGTGCGACGATGTAGCGCAGTTCCAGCATATCCGGCCGGAAGACGCAGTGCCATCGTCCGCTGTGTTCCGTTGCGCGCAAGGCGCGTTCGATTGCCTGATTCAGTTGCATTCCTGTCTCCCCTTCCGTCACAAGTCCAGCACATGTCCGCGCCAGCGGACGCAGACAAGGCAGTAGCCGTCTTTCGGCGTTTTGCCGATGAGGTTCGCACGCCACGTTGTGTACAACGGCGCTTCGATGGCGGCGTAGCACAGACACCAGTCCTTTGCACGCAGATCCGCCAGCGTCAGCGCCGGCGTGTCGCGTGTCTTTGCGTCGCGCCGATGCCGGTCGTAGATGACGCTCAGCTCTTCGCGTTTCGTGACGACGAAGGCGCAGCCGCGCGGGTCATCCCGCCGCCGGATCGCGACCGCAACCCGTCCGCCGAGGCTGACCACGCTGATGTGCCGCGCATGGTTGATGGCTGTCCGAACATCCCGCGTCGTCAGGATGCGGTTCGCGCCTTCCTCGCCCACTTGGAGGATTTCCGCGATCAAGCGGCTGTCCTCCCAGGTGCAGAACTGCGATTGCCGCTCCATCCGCTGCAAGGCGGCCTGATGCCCGTCCGCGCTCATCCGCCACATCGGCAGGATGCCGCTCTGCATCTCGCACATCCGCGCCATCATTGCGCCGACCTGCCGCTTGCTCATCTTCCTGCGCTTGCGGGCCTCCCGCAGGTATTCCGCGCTGGTCTGCTCTTTCATATCGTCGTCCTCTCGAACAGCACTTCCAGCGGCAGATCCACTTGCAGAATCCGCTTAATGTCCGCCGCCTGCCGCAGCGTCAGCTCGCTCTTGCCGTTCAGCTTCTGGCTGAGTGTCCCTGGCGTAATGCCCAGCGCATTCGCCAGCTTCCCGATGGTGTACCCCTGACGCGCCATTTCAGCGCTTAGATTCCGAAACATGCGCACCTCCGTTTGACCACAATTTTGGTCATCTTCGCAATCAGTATAAGTGAAATTGTGCTGATTGTCAAGTGGGTTTTGAGCACAATTTTGCACATTCTATTCGATTTTTGCGTGATTAAGTACGAAATTTCGTATACTTTCCTTGATTTATCGTGGATTGTCTGCTATCCTATGAGAGAAGGGAGGTGAGTACATGAGTATCGAAGAGCAAGTGAGAGAGTATATCGTCACACACTATGGGAGTCTCCGCGCTTTCGCCGCCGCGATAGGTAAATCTCCATCTACCGTGACCGCGTTTTTCAATCGCGGCTTCAACAATTCCAGCTTTACAAACATCCTGCAACTCTGTCAAGCTCTGCACATCAGCGTCGATGCGCTGGCAAACGGTGAAATTGTCCGTATTGGCGAGCACGGACAGCCGCTGCCGTCCCTGCCGCCGCACGACCAAGCGCTGCTGGATGCCTATCACGCCATGTCATCGCAGGAGCAGCAGATGGTCTGCCGTATGGTCGGCATTAAGCACCCCGACGAAAAACAAAAAAAGAACAAACAGCACGCATGAGGAGGACACCCGCATGAATCGCCACGAGCAGGAACTACTCGCCTCCTACCGCGCCCTCGATGCGGAACAGCAGCGGCTGATCTGCCGGACGCTGGGCATTTCCATGCCCGAAGAAAATAACCCTAAGGGTAAGTGAATGTTGCATGGCAAGGCAACGTCGCTTTGACCAAATTTGACCTTCAAAAACAGCAAACAGATGCCCCTGATCGGAGGAGCATCATGTCAAAACGACTTCGCGCCCGCGTCAACCTCGGTCGCGACAAACAGGGAAAACCCGTCTACAAGTGGGCATCCGCCTATTCCCAGGAAGAATTGGATGCCGAAATCGCCCGCATTCATCAGGAGTACGACAGGGCACATCACCGCCGCAAGCCCGCAAAGGCATCTGCAAGCCCCGTAGAGCCGTCCCGCGTTCCGAATGACCAAATTCCCGTCCCCGACATCGGAGCGTCTCCCAGCCCCCTTTCTGTGCCGCCCTGCCCCACTCCCGGCGCAGATTCGCGCCGTCGAAAAGGCAAAACGCCCGTAAAGGCATCTGCAAGCCCCGTAGAGCCGTCCCGCGCTTCGGATGACCAAATTCCCGTCCCCGACGTCAGAACAGCCCCCAGCCCTCTTTCTGTGCCGTCCTGCCCCATTCCCGCCCCGACATCGTCCGCCGACGCAACCCAAGCGACCCTCGCTGCCCTCACCGCCGCCGTCGCGCGCCTGACCGTGATGGTCGAGTCCATCGTCAGCCAAAGTGCCCCGACACCCGCGCCGGTCTGCCCCACCTTCGAGGAGTACGCCACACGCTGGTATCGCCTGTACAAGCAGCCCAAAATCCGCGAGAGCAGCCGCGCCATGTACGAGAACGCCATGCGTCACCACCTGTTCCCCGTCATCGGCGGCCGCCGCATCGACGAAATCACCGCCGATGAGCTGCAAGAGCTGATTTTGCAGTACGACGGCATGTCCAAGTCCACCATCGACAAGGTGATGCTGACTCTCCGGCAGGTTTTCGCCCGCGCCGTCATGGATGACCTGATTCGCCGCAGCCCCGTTGACCAGATGGAGCCGCCCAAGGGGACGCAGAAAGAGCGCCTCCCCCTGACGATGGAGCAGGTCGAGGCAATCACCGCCGCCGCCCCGCACCACAAGTACGGCATCCTCCCCCTGCTCATGCTCTACACGGGCCTGCGCCGCGGCGAGGCGGTCGCCCTGCGCTGGAAGGACATCGACTTCGAACGCGGCATCATCACCGTCAGCCGCGCGGCGGTCTATATCGGCAACCGCACCACGCAGATCGGCGACACCAAGACCAAGGCAGGACACCGGAAACTGCCCCTCCTTCCCATTCTGCGCGAACAGCTGGGAACGCCCGGTGCGCCGGATAACTATGTGCTCTACAACCGCACCACGCCCCTGCCATACACCTCCATCAAGCGCCATTGGGCACAGCTGCAAGAGGACATTCCCGCCATGGCGGACGCTACCCCGCACCGCCTGCGCCACACCTACCTCCTGCTTCTGCGCCGCGCCGGGGTCGATGCCGCCACACAGCAGTACCTCATGGGTCACGCCGACTACGACACCACCGCGAACATCTACACCCACATCGACGAAACCGACGTCACCACCGCAACCGCCCAGCTCCTGACCACCCTTCCCCCGCGCTGACCGCACAAAAAAAAGGCGCGTGTCAACAGCATTTCTGCCAACAACACGCGCCCTTTTTCCAGCCGCAGCATACTACATACGGTCATCGTCAATTCATTCATACACAACATATAGTGTTTTTTCGCATTCGCAAGTCACTTCGGCGTATGGGGTTCAAGAGGCCGGAAGTTCGAATCTTCTCACCCAGACATCGAAGCGATTGAAAAATCGCTTCTTTTTTTGTACTTTCGGGCAGATTTTCGTCTATTATGGTTGGAATTTATGCCGTATAGCACATGATTTTGCAAGCAGCACAGATTCCGTTGCTCCCGAGCTTCTGCCCCTTTTCCTCCCCGAAAACCGCATTTTCGCCTATTTTCACGCCGTTTCAGGGGGCAATGGGGTTATAACGGGGTTATAAAATTTGCCCGGAATCCCTTGAAATTAGCCGCTTTCAGGGACATGCCGCTGTACCGGCGGGGTTATAAAATTGCGGGAATTCGTCGGCGCTCTCTCATTCGGCGGCGGAATCCACTTCCAAGCGGGTCAGGTAATTGACCATCTTCGCGGCATCCGTCCGCTCCTGCTCCTTGTCCAGCTTCGTGTAGATGGCGAGAATCATGTCGGCATCGGCGTGTCCCATCCAGCTTTGCAGCGTTTTGAGCGGCACTTGCGCGTAGTAGGCTCTTGTGCAGAACTCCACGCGGAAATCGTGGCAGCGGATGTTGATTTCCTTCCACGGCGGCAGCTTGCCCTCCGCCAAGAGCTGCTTCTGCTCGTTGGTTTTGCCGTACCAGCGCTTGTGGATGCCGTTGAGCTTCGTCTCCAAGAAGGTGATGTACGACTCGTACTTGCACGCGAAGGCGGACTGCGACATGATGCCGCCGTTCTCCTTGTGGCAAACCAGCCCGTGCCGCCCTTTCAGCGCCTCTTCCAGCGGAGGAAGCAGCGGCACAGTGCGGATGGCGGAAGCGGTTTTGCCCTTCGTGAGCTTCGGGCGATTGCCTTCGCTGAACGACACAGCGCCGCGGACGGCAATCGTCTTTTTCTCGAAATCCACATCGCGGTCGATGTTCAGGTGGAGCATTTCTCCCCTGCGGAAGCCGGTGTAGAGCATCACCATCGCCGCCAGGCCGAAGTCGTGCTCCTGCCATGTACTGCGAATCAGTGCCCGTTCCCACGGCTCCAAGCAGCGGTGTCCGCCCGTTTTCTTGCATTTGGGACGCTGCACGCCCGCCATCGGATTGCGAATCAGCGCACCGTTGGACACTGCGTTGCGGAAGATGCCGTTCATGAGCGAGGCAAACTTGCTCACATAGGACGAGGAATAGCAGCTCAGCTTGTTGAAGATGGCCTGCAAGTCGTTCGCGTTGATGTCGCAGATGAACCGCTTCCGCGTGTGGTCGGCGGCAAAGCGAATCATGCTGGCGTACTGCTTCTGCAATGGCACGCTGCAATCGGAGCGGTAAATTTCCAGCCAGTTCAGCGCATAATCCAAAAAGGTAATTCCTTCGAGGTCGTGGCTGAGCCCCATTTGCTCTTTCTGCTTGTACGCATCGCGGGCTTTCATAGCTTCCGCCTGCGTTTTGCCGTAAAACTGCTTATCATGGTACTTCACCTTGAAGTAGCCGTCGGTACGTTGGGTTAATTTCTGACGAGGCATTGATGTTCCTCCTTATCAATCGCCCCGTGCTGTGTATGCTGATTCAATTGTCAAGGTGCTACGATGATCATAGCACACATCACAGCACGGGGCAAGTACATTTTGCGAAAAAATTCAGGTGCCAGCAATCGGCGGCTGACCATCCAGCCAGCGCTGAAGCCCTTCCCGGTTGATGAGAATCCTGCTGCCGATGCTGAACGCGGGAAAGCCTGATTTTCGCACCAGCTTCCGCGCCGTGGGCAGGGAAATGTGCAGCTCGTCTGCCAGCTCCGCCATCGTCAGCGTCATTTTGGGGACTTTGTGCGCGGACTCCGCTTGATTTTCTTCCGGCTGTTCGTCCGCTGGAACGCGATTGAACATAGATTCACCTCCGAAATGGAGACGCAGGGCCATATCCGACATGCTGACACGCCGGATGCTAACCTTTTCTGCGTCTCTTCTTTATTGAAACAATTTGTTTTGCTGATTTGGATATGTCCGGCATGTCAAGCCGCGAAACACCTTGCCGCAGCGGGGATTCTGCGGCTATTCCCTGACATTCGGATGATAGGCAACATGTCAGAAGGGCGGTTCTTCGTCCACGACGGTGCAGCCGCCAAACGTCAGCTGTGCAGGCGGCGGGATTCGCTCCCAGCCATACTGCCGCCCATACTTGGCAAACTTGCGGGCATTGCGAAACTTCTGCCAGCCGCTGATTTCGCCGCTGGCTATCCCGCTGTCCACAATTTCGCGGATTTCGCGCGTCTCGTAATTCTTCGGCTCATCAAGCGGATGCGCCAGACATTCCCGGTAAATCTGCAAAGTACAGACCTTGTCCTGCTCGAACGTCTCGAACCATGCGTAGATGCGCCCCGCCAGCGTATCCTCCTGACAATAATCCTGCTGCTGTTTGCGCAACGCGTCTTCATCCGCCTTGGACAAGTGCGTGCTGTACGCGCCGGACTTGTACTGCACCATGATTTCCGCCCAAAGCTGCTCGAAATAGTGCCGGGACTCCGCCGGATTGTCGAGAATATGGCAGTCGGCTTTCGACGCATCCACCGTCACCGGGAGAAAGCGCCGATTGCCGCTTCTGTCCAGCGGCAGGAAATCCATGCGGTTGGTCGTGCCGGCAAACACGCTTTGCCGGGGATGATCGCCGCCGTATCGGTCGTATGCCATCCGCAGAAAATCCTTGTCGCGGCTGAGAAAAGACTTGATATCCTCGATGCTTTTGGCGTTCGCCGTCGCGACCATCTCCGAAAGTTCGCAAATCCAATGCCCGTTGAGCCGATGATAAATCTCCTTGTCGTCCAGTTTGCTGACATCGTCCGTGAACCATTCCGGCTCCAGCGCAAGGAAGCGGATGAAGGTGGTTTTGCCCGCGCCTTGCCCGCCCACCAGCACCAGCATCAGCTCAAACTTGCAGCCGGGATGAAACACCCGGTTCACCGCGCCGAGCATGAACGTGCGCAGGTACTTTTCGTTCGTGTCGCTCACTTCCGCGCCAAGAAAATGGTGCAGCGCCACCCGGACGCGCGGCACGCCATCCCAGACGAGGCGGTTCAGCCTGTCCCGCACCGGATGGAACCCCTGCGCGGTGGACACGATGTTCAGCGCCGGATAAATCAGCTTTTCCGACCGCAGCCCGTAGTGTTCTTCCAGATACAGCCGCAGGAACGCAACATCCATGTCGTCAATCATGTCGCTTTTCCGCGTCCACCAGACGGGGCGGGTCATCGACATGCGTTCCTTGAACAGATTTCTGCGGATGTTTCCGGCAAAAACCGGATCATGGGTCAGCGCCGTGACGAAGTTTTGCAGCGTATTGCGCACCTCGCCGCCAGCGGTGTGGGTCAACTTGGCTTGTACAGATTGGTAGGCGGCGGCCATCTGGTCGTCCGGCATCGGCGGCGACCAGTCAATTTTCGTGTTGTCGCTCATGTGCTCATCTCCTGCAATGGTTATCGCGCCCACGCATCGGGGCGCTTCTTCGGATAGGCATCATCCCGCAGTTTGGGGCGCAGCTTTTCCACCACGGCTGGGCGCGCCGTCTCCGCAATGCTGCATTTCATGATTTCGTGCATGGTGGGCGACAGCAGCCGTCGCCGCACGTCATCCGCCATCGAAAGCAGCGCGCTGAACACATCCTCCCTCGCTTTGCCCAGCCACGTCTCCACCACGCCGATGAAGGGAACGCCAAGCCCACTGCTGGGCGACTTTGCCGCTCGAATGGTGCGGTCAACGCCCGCCGCCGCTTTGTCCAGCGCCGTTTTGCTCATGCTCTCGCTGACGGCGGTCACGGCTTTTTCGTAGCAAATGTCCGTGACCTGTTCAATCAGCAAATCCACATCGGACAGGCGGAACAGCTTCGTGTCCAGCTCGGCATCCTTCTCGGCAATCTGCGCAGTCAGGGCCTGAATCTGCTGATTCTGCGCGGTCAGCTGCTTCTGCTGATTCCGGATGGTTTCGAGCTGCTTGGCAATGATGTAATCCAGCTTTTCCAGATGATTCCTGCCGCCGTACTTTACCTGCTCCTCAATGTCCAGGCCGCACGCCTTCGCGATTTCAATCAGCATCAGCCGATTCATGGCATCGAAGGTGATTTTGCGGTTGTTGTAGCGTCCCGGCGGCTTGTCCGGCTGCGGCAGCGGAATGCCCATGAGCGCCAGCGCCTTTTCCTGCTTCGGCTCGACCTCGCCGTACTTGTTCACATAGTCGAAGCAGTGGCGCTCCTGAATGTGCACCGTCGTTTCGTCGCAGTGCATCGCCCAGTCCAGCATGTGGACGTGTTTGCCGTAGCGCTCCTCGAACTGCTGCTTGAATGCCGTGAAAATGGTCAGCAGCTGCTCCGGCGTCGCCCCGCTGCCCTCTTTGCCGAACTGGAAGATGGTTTCTTCCGGACAGGTGCGCTTGTCGCGGCGAATCTGCTCTACGGTTCGGTTGCGCTCCGTGTGGCGGCGCTGGGCGTTGCGCGCGCACTGCCCCGCGACATAATCGGAATAATGCCGCTCGAAAAAAATCCGCTCGACCTCCTCAAAGGAAGGAACGTCGGCGCTTCTTTCGCCTGTGCGCATTCCATTCAGCCAGTCCCAATAGACGTTCTCCTGCGTTTTCGCCGGATGGATGTGTTCGGCGTGGGTTACGTCAAAATTGCGGTCATTGTGCTTGGTGGTGAACACACCGTTCTTTCCGGCACGACCGTTGTGCCGGGTTGCTCTGATTTTGCTCGTATAGTACCTCCTTGCTTGCGGGCGGCGGGAGCGCAGCGACCGAGCCCCTCTGATTGCGGCAGAGACTACCCACTACAAAGTGACGCACAGCATCACTTTTTCGGTCGGCGCGCCTCCCTGTGGGTCAAAGGCTTCGCCTCTGAACACTGACCAAAGTGCTCCGCCTCTGGACTCCGGCGGGTTTGCCGCCCGCTGAATGCTCATGCCCGCTGGTGCGCATTTGATGCTCTCGGATGCCATCCAAGTTTCTCCGCGCATCAGCAGAAAGAAATTTGGTGCGCTTTCGCATCAGTTGCCCATCATATCCAGCAGATTGTCGAGATCGTTCTCGTCCGGCGCGTTCGCGTCCTCCGATGTCTCTGCCGGTGTTTGCCCAGCACATCGAAGCAGGTTGAACACAGACGCGGATGATGCTGCCATCTCTTCGCGGACAATGCCGCGGATTTCCTCCCGCTGCTGATGATCGAAGCCGCCTTGCCGCGCTTGCCCATAGTGTGCATTGACCGCCGCCACGATAGCATCTGCATAGCGCAAGTGCTGTTCTTCCCGCACTTGACGCAGCAGCCGCAGCGCCTCCCGGTCGGCGGGTTTCTCCGCATACAGGCGAATCGTCGTGCGCAGAATCTCTTTCACCGCGCCCTCGCCTCACGCTGCAAACGCCGCTCCGCCAGATACTCGTACCCCTTGGCGGAGGCGTGAATATCACCGATGATGGTCACGCGATTGGGGTCATACTGCCCGAAGTTGCGAATCAGGCAACCGCCGCCGCCCACAATCCACAGCCGCATCGTTTTGGGGTCATATTCATGCTCGCGCAGCTTGCGCATGATTTCCGCCGCGTAGTCCGCCGCCGCTTCGCGGATGACCTGCACATATTCAGGCGCAACATCAGCCGTGCCCTCGCGCATCACCTGCTCGATGGTCACGTCCGGCACGGTTCGTCCGCAGAGCCGCGTCAAGGCTTCCCGCGCCTTCAGCACGCACTGGTAAGTGCCGTACTTTTCCGTGAAGCACTGCTCCAGCACCGGCTTGCGGTCGTTAATCGCCATGACAATCATGGTGCCGTTGCCAATATCGCACAGCATGTTCGCCCCGGTGAATTTCCGCAGTTCGGGAATGACGGCGGAATACCCCTGCGCGTACACGTCCACGCCGACCAAATCAACATGGTAATCGATGCCGCGCCAGTTGAAATCCACATGGCGGTTTTGCGACAAATAGGCGCGGAACTGCTCGCGCTGGTCGCCGACCCACGTCAGCGGCAGTCCGACCGCCAGATGAACAGCCGCCGTGGTCAGCTGATTGCACCACAGCTCCTGCCCGATGCCCGCCAGCGTCAGCAGGTAATGATCCTGATTGCCGACCTTATCGAGCGTGAACTCCCGATGCCCCGCGCCGATGACGTAATACTTGCCATCGTACACCAGCATGTCCTGCGCGTGCGCCGGTTCGGTCTCGCAGCAAGTAACGCTCGCCGGGAAAATGCCGTTCGCCGTCTTGATGTTCCCGTAGCCGTTATCCAGCCCGATGATGTTGATTTTGCCAAATACCCTCATATACTTCTCACTTTCTCCGCTTTTGCGGCAACAAAATAGACAGGCTGCGGGTGCAGTCTGCCTGCGAAAATTGGGGTCAGTTGCTGGCAATCAAGGCGACCACCTCCTTTCAAAATGCGCAGCGGGATGCAAAAAAGGCAGTCAACATGACGCTGATTGCCTCTGTCGGTGGCCGCGGTCTTCCGACGATACTATCATAGCACAGGTTTATTTGCTAAAACGTGCTATTTTGTGCTGTTTCGTCTTGTTTTGTGCTGTTCGCTGCTAATTTGTCCTGTTGGGTGCTATGCGCTGCTGTTTGTGGGTACAGCGGGGCGGATGTTATCAAGCGGGAGGCGGGCGGCAGAGGTGCTTGGTAACACGTATATAGTATAGCACAGATTTTCTTCTCAAACTTTCTCATTTCTTCTCAAAGCTTCTCAAACCTTCTCAAAGCTTCTCAACTTTTTGAGGGGGATGGCGTTTTGAAGCTACGGATGACTGTTTCTGTAATTACAGAAGAATTTGTCTCACAATATTCGATTTGCGCGGCATTTTGGTTGACTTTCTTCTATAATTGTAGTATACTGATTTTGACTACAAGAATTATCTCGTTGATAAGAGAGGTGCGTCGCATGGAATTAGCCTTTTCCAAGGGGCTTTATGAAAAAAGTGCGCTGCTGAAAGCCGCCTACTCCTTCACGGAGGTCGCGTATCTGCACTTGTCGCAAGATGACAAGAACTGGTACGTTTCGTGGCATAACAAACCCGGTGAAACGCTGCCATCAGAAGCATTCGAGAACGCCCTCATCGAGCAGCAGCTAAGGAAAGAGCTGCTTCGTGAGAGCCGTGATTTACGCACGGTGCTGCTCGCACGGGCAATGGCCTCCACGCTGGTTGAAACCTCCCAGACTGCGGACGAAACGCTTAGCAGTCCTGCCGTTTCTGCCGATACGCCGTTTTCGAATGACATTTTGAAGGGATGGTTCGAGCAAAATGCTGACGATTCCGTTTGACCTCTCCATTTATTCGCAAGCCGCCATCCATGACGCATTGCTGACGTATCGTGCATTTTGCCAGATTACCGCGAAGTTCACAGAAAATCAGTGCATTTGCACGCTGCGCCAAAGCAAATATGACATGCAGCAGACCGCGTATGAGTTTGCGAATTATGTGCTGTCATCCACCGTTCAGAAAGAGGGAACATGATGCCGCTGCCGGATGTTCTTTTGCTTGCACTTTGCGTCGGCATTGGCGGTGTTTGCGCTGCTGCAGATTGCCGAGTGAAGCGTGTTCCGAATCGGATTTTGCTGATTGGCTGCCTTGCCGCCGCCATATTGCAGGCCGTTCGCCTGTGCTTCTTTCCCAGCGAGCAGGCGCTGCCGTGGCTGTTCAGCATGATTGCGGCGGATGTTATGGCTGTTCTGCTGTATGCAGGGCATCTTTGGGGCGCTGGCGACAGCAAGCTGTTTGCGTTCTCTTATTTGTGCTTCCCAATTTCGCTGCTGAGTGACAGCACATTGACCAACAGCTTTCTGCCCTATATTTTCATTTTTCTGCCCGCATTTTTCTGGACAGTGTTGGACAGCATCCACCAGGCAATTTTGCGGAAAGAGAAGTTCCACATGCCGCACGATTGGCGCGCTGAATTAAAAGGTTACGTTTGGATTCTCTTGGAGGTTGTTGCTTTTCAGCATCTATCCACCCTAATTTCCCCTGACTTTTTCGCGCAGAATCCACTGGTTCACGCCGCCATCTCCATGATATATGCCTATCTTTGCAGCACGTCCGGCTTCTTCAAGCGGCCTATCTGCATTGCCGTTCACGGAGCGGCACTCGCTGTTGCAATGTACCTCTTTCCCGTGCAGTTTTCATTTGCTTCTGTGAATTGGTGGATTTACCTGCTCGTGCCCGCCATTCTCCTGCTGCAATCGTGGTCTGCGCAGTATAATTATGAAAGGATCCCCACAGGCAGCGTGCAGGCTGGGCAGATTCTGTCCGCCGGTACGGTGCTACAATTTCTGCCCTCGCGAATCCAGAACCTCCCCCGAAACACTGTGGAGGACATGAGCGCCCGATTAAGCGCAGCCGAAGCGGAGGCAGTTCGGCGCTGGGGAAACAGCAAGCAGGGCAAGGCGGATGTTGTCATCGTCCGCAAAATTCCTTTTGCACCGCTGATTGCGTTTGGCTTTGCAGTATTCTACCTGTTCCAGCTGGTGAGGTGATGTTCTATGCTGTTTCCATTGATTGAAGAGAACGACGACCTGACCGTATTCATGACCGAATCGTGCAACTCCAATTGCGTGATGTGTCCCATGAGCCGCGATTCCCGCAAGCGTGGAAATCACTGTTCGGATGAGGCATGGGCAGAAGCGCTGGCAGTGCTCCACAAGCGGCGGTATCGCCACATTTCCATCACAGGCGGCGAACCCTTTCTGATGGCGGAGCGGCTGCTTTCGTTGATGTGCACGCTGCGGGATACACAGGCCGATACGCCCGTTCTGCTGCTGACAAACGGCCGAGCGCTCTGCCTGCCGCAGATTCAAGCACAGCTCAAAGAGCTTCTTGATGTGCACGATCGTTTCGGCATTCCGATTCATGGCAGCAATGCCGCGCTTCATGATGCAATCACGCAATCGCCCGGCAGTTTTGCGCAGACCATTGCCGGACTGCATTTTCTTGCCGATTCTCCTGCTGATATTGAAATCCGCATTGTATGCAGCGCACTCAATCAAGATGATTTGAGTAGCATTTGCTGGATGCTCTGCCACAGCGGTTTGCGGATTACCTGCGTCAATTTCATCGCAATGGAGATGACAGGAAGCGCTGCCTATCACCGCGACCAAATTTGGATGCCCTATGACAAGATTTATCCGCTCATTGAGCCGGGAATTTTCCAGCTTTTGTCGCATGGCATTGATGTCAATCTGTACGACTTTCCGCTCTGCGCTTTGCCCCAGCACGCTTGGCCGTTAGCCAAGCGGAGCATTTCGCCTTGGAAAATCCGCTATGATGAAAAATGCAGTCAATGCGCTGTCCGCGATGCTTGCGGCGGTATGTTTTACTCCACTTATCTGCTGCACTTGTTTCCTGTACAGCCTATTGGAAAGAGGGTGCTTGATTGAACGGCAGTTTCCGATTTGCGCGCTTCCATGACCAGTTTCTGCTGACGAATGATGCAGGTCGCTTCGCCTTTCTTCCGCCGGAGGATTTTTCCCGGTTCGTGCATCATCAGCTTCCACATGACAGCGAAACGTGGCAGCGGCTGCAGGAGAATTTCTTCTGCTATGATACAGACCGCGAAGTGTATCTGCGCAGCGTAATGGCTGCAGTTCGCGAAAATCATGCCCATCTATTTTCACCCACAAGCCTGTTTATCCTTGCTGTTACAAATCGCTGCAACAATGCTTGCGTTTATTGTCAGGCGAACGGCGGCGCAAAATGTGCTGACTTGGACATACCGACCGCGCGAAAAATCATTGACCGCATTGCCGCGTCCCCAGCAAAGCACCTTACCATCGAATTTCAAGGCGGCGAGCCGCTTATGAACTTCCCAATCTTGCAGGAGGTCGTTCGTTACAGCCGCGAAAAGCTGAACGGCAAGGACGTTTCCTTCGCACTGGTCAGCAATCTCTCCTTGGTCACGGAGGAGGTGGCGGATTGGATTGCGGAGAACAATATCTCCGTATCCACCTCCTTGGACGGGCCAAAGTTCCTCCATGATTTGCAGCGTCCGCGCAAAGACCGCGACAGTTCTTACGAGGCAATGCTGCGAGGACTGGCACGCCTGCGAGTGCGGAATCGCTCTGTTGGTGCGATTCAGACGACAACGCGGGCCGCGCTCCCATATGCCCGTGAAATCGTTGAAACATATGCTTCATTAGGCTTTCAATCCGTATTTCTCCGCCCGCTAACTTGCCTTGGTGCAGCAAAACGACGCTGGAACGAAATCGGATATACGCCGGAAGAGTTTTTAGCCTTCTACCGCGAAGGACTGCAAGCGGTATTTGAGCTGAATCAGCAAGGCACTTTCTTTCTTGAGAACCATGCAGCCATTTTTGCCTCCAAACTGTTCTGCAATGGCGGGCAAAATTATATGGAGCTGCGTTCTCCATGCGGTGCAGCGCTGGGGCAGCTGGCTTTTACCGCCTCCGGTAACGTCTATACCTGTGACGAGGGGCGCATGATGGCGGAAATGGGAGACGATGCATTCAAGCTCGGCAACGTCTTTGAAAACGGGTATGACGAGTGGCTGAACAGCAACGTCTGCAAGGCGGTTTGCTCGGCATCCCTGCTTGAAACGCAGCCCGGCTGCTGCGACTGCGTCTATCAGCCGTACTGCGGTGTTTGCCCTGTCGTTCACTATGCGCAGACTGGACAGCTGCACTGCAATCCTCTCCACAGTGAACGCTGCAAAATTTACCATGGCATGCTGGATACGCTGTTTGAATTGTTTTACCGCAAGGACGATGAAAAAATCGCCTTTCTGAAGCAATGGATTTCGTAAGGAGCAACACCATGAAGAAGAAAAAACGCTTGCGTAAAGTTGGCATTGCCCTGCTTGTTGTCTGCGGACTTGCCGCGTTCGCCAATTCGTTCTCCGACCACAATAAAACGCCCGCAAACAATACACCCTCTATTGCCTCTTATTCGCTTTCGGTTGATGATTCTGCCGCTGCGCCCGCTTTTGCTGATGTTTACGCAAGCGCCGGGCAGACTGCATCATCGTCTAATTTCCGCGGTTCCTATTCCGGCGACCTCAAAGACGGGAAACGCAACGGCACGGGTTCATTCCGCTGGACAAGCAACGTCACTTACAGTGGCGGATGGGCAAACGACCAAATGGACGGCTTCGGCGTGCTCCAGTTTCCCGAAGGATACACGCTGTCAGGAGATTTTGAGGCCGGGAAGCTCAAAAACGGCACGATTGTCTACAAATTCAACGGTATCACATGGCAACAATCGGTCGAACAGTTTCAGCTGAATCCGCAGACAACCATCATTTATGCGGATGGTACAACCGTGACCGGACTCTACACGGACGGTTATTTCAATGGTCAGGCGCAGATTCAGTATGCGAATGGGGATACCTACGCCGGCATTCTGGTCAACAGCCTGAAGGAAGATGACGCCGGAACTTACACATGGGCGGATGGCGCGCACTTCACCGGTCACTGGGTGCAGGACAAAATGGAAGGTCAGGGTATCTACTACTATGATGCTTCTGCTTCTCCAGCGCAGTTATCCGGAACTTTCATCAACAATCTTCCCCACGGGGTACTCATTTATATTTCAAAAAGCGGCAGCGTGCTCCGTACCCAGTGGGAAAACGGCGTTCGCGTACAGTAACGCAAAGGAGGAAGAACATGGCAGATTCATTCTTTCCGAAAGTCAAAAAGAGCATCACAGACTTCCTGTATGAGGAGGAAGGAAACATCCCGCGCAATAAACTGCTGACGCTTGGGTCTATGATTCTCTTGCTCAGCATTCTCTATGCTGATGAGGCCTTTGCGGGGCATCGATCCCATAGTTCGCACAGTTCGCATGGCTCGCACGGTTCCAGTTCTCACGGTAGCTCGCACGGTTCAGATTCTTCGCATGAATCACATAGCTCGCACCAGTCTGTTTCGCATTCCTCGCACGGTTCGGTGGCTGCACCCACGCATAACAGCAGCACCATCATCACCAATCCACCGACTTCGCGGGTTACGCCGAAGCCGACTGCGAAACCGACTGCTACCCCCAAACCTACGGTGAAACCGACCGCTACTCCTAAGCCTACTGTGAAACCGACTGCTACTCCCAAGCCCACGGTGAAACCAACTGCTACTCCTAAGCCTACGGTGAAACCGACTGCTACTCCTAAGCCTACGGTGAAACCGACCGCTACTCCCAAGCCCACGGTAAAACCGACTGCTACCCCTAAGCCTACTGTAAAACCGACTGCTACTCCCCACCTCACTTCGCTGCCCAACAACAATGCCGCCATGCCTACAACCGTTCCCACTTCTGCTGGATTCTCCGACATTCCAATGCCGCAGATTCCACAGGACAATACTTTTGCAAGCTCCATCAATAAGCCGATTGAACTAAGTGCCATCCCTGCATTTTCTGAAATTGATCCGCTCAAACATAAATGATTACAAATAACAAGCTCTGAAGAATTTTCAAAACCCCAGTGCGATTCATAACACTGGGGTTTTGGAGTACAATGCTTTCTTATTCCGAGTCGCTATATGCGATGGTTCAATTAACTCATACGTTCCCTTTTTTTGTCTGCTACGCTATAAAACAATAATGCTTGTAAACTTTATTTTCTTCTATTAGTGCATCATACGTAGAAAATAAAGGCTAACAATATTGACAATGACGGAAATGCACTATATAATGATAATTGGTAGATTGGAGGTGTTTGTCGGTGACGATTCGCGGATTATGTCATCGCCATTTAGTTACCTTTTTAGCATTGCCAAAAGAAAATGCTGGTAAAGGTTGCACTTCTTTCAAAGGAACCCGACTAAATTGATATAGCAGGCAAAAAGACGAACGTTGCATTACAGCTCTCTACCTTCCTGTGGATTGAGTAGCCGTAAGCTATCAGTTGCGTCGCTACTGAGAAGAAGCACTCCTGTTGTAATCAATGAAAGGATGAGAGTTATGGCGCAACAGCAGACTGATGCCAATGCAAGAAGCGCTTTCTTCGAGTGGCTCGCACAGAACGTATCGCCTGCATGTCTGTCAGATCTGTATGTAGCAGCCACAGATCTTGAAACGTATTGTGTAAACAAAAAGTTTCTGAACGAACCTATCTTCGAAGTATCTGATGCAGCTACCATTGATCGCCTTCGTGTCTGCCTTTCTCGTGACAAGATTTTTAAGCTTTTCAATCGCAAAAAGGTAGATCGCATGTTGTCATTTTTGCAATATTATGCGAAATATATATCCATTAATATTTTCGAGAAAGTACAGTTTCACGCAGCGGCATCCGCGCCAAATAGTAGACCGAAAGATTCTGCGCATAAGGCTACTGCAGCAGGACATTCTACTGTGATTGTGCAAACGTCCGCATCGGCAACGCTCTCCAAGGCTGCTGCTCACTCGATAGAGTGCTTTCGTAGTTTTTTGAACAAGCAAGGAAATTCGGCATCAGCTATTCAGCGGTTAATTGATGCATTATTAGCTACTGATGAGTTTATTTCAAAGAATGCGGGATATGGTGGAAGTATACTCGAACTAACGGGCGATGCCGCAGTCAATCACATACTTCTTTCGCTGCTGGCAGATGATGCGTTTCATCAGTTAAACCACAAATATAATGACTGCTGTGTATCTGCCGTGCAGCTTTATGTGCGGATGCTGAAAGCGAATAAAGCTGCTAAAGCGTCTGAAGCAAAACAGAACGTTCCCCTTAATCAGCCTTCTGCAATACCAAAACCGCTGCCGCAAGAAACAAAAGCTCAGGTGCTTCCTGTTTCCGCAGTTAAAGAACTGCCGGCAGAGAAACCTGTTATTACACAGCAGCTTGTAATGGAAGGTGTCGCAGCTGATCCGGTTCTGGTTTATGCCGACCAAAACGGAATTGCATGGATTGATAAGCGTCATCAAAACGGCTGCCTCTGGCTGATTGGCGATATGAGCATCTATCCACATACGATCAAACTGCATCAGATGGGTTATGATTTCAAATATGCCAAGGGCGGCGCAAAGGCCACTGATGGGCGACCGGGATGGTATTTGCAAAAGAAACCGCAGCTTGTCGTTGAAAGTCCATTACAGCCAATGGAAGCACCGAAAGCTGTCAATCCCGAAAATTCTATAAGTCCAGAACTTTTTGCACTGCTGGCCGAAGATGAATATGCACCGCTACTGGAATGCTTGCTTCAGCAAGGCATCACGACGGTAGAGCAGTTCGAGAAGATAAATCCTTGGGCATTCATGAATCGTTACGGCTTGTATAGCATCGGACAGCGTCAGGCCATCTATAAGCAGATTATATCTCGCCTCAAGCCTATCAAGCAGAGTGCCCCAGAACAGCTGTATATCCTTCAGGCGAAAGCAACTTCCTATCAGGGCAACTCACCGGCTGAGTCTTTCGCGGCTTTCTGCGAGAATATTGCGCAGAAGTATCCGCTGAAAATCAGATCGCTGCTGGACATGCCGTATAACGGAAAAGGTTCTATCGTACTTTCCCGAACGCCATCATCCAGCGATTGCGCTAAGTTGATGAACCCGGTTGCTTACATCACAGGCTCGCTTACTGCACAAGCTGCGGTGGTTTACGGTCAGTGGATTTGCAAAATGTGCAACGAGCCTGATTGTCCGGTTTCCATGTCAGAGCCTCAGAAAGCGCAATCTGCTGTACAGCAGCCGATTGCTAATACTGTTCAGCCTAAGCTGGAATCCGAGCAGCATCAGAATGCACCCAAAGAAACAAAGCCTCCCCAACAGACTGAGCCGTCGCAACACTTCGAATTGCCCAAGCGGCCTGATGTTTCTGCGCCTCCCAAGCAACTCGGGACGCTCAGTCAGCCGACGACACCTCGGTCGCCGGAAGTGCCCAAGCAGTCTGATGTTTCCGTACCTCCCCAGCAACCCGAGGCTGCCAGTCAGCCCGAAATCACCCCCACCTCACAGCCTGAAGCCAAGACATTCGTTCCGGCGAATGCCTTTCTTACGGAACGTGCGGAGAAGATTGTCCTTGCAGCTGATATTGATGGTATTTCGATGGAAAACCTTTATAGTCAACTGCGAACAACCATGATAGCCACAAAGCAGGCTGTGGCGGATTCTCCCCGAATTGTCTCCGTCGCTGGCAAGCTCATTCACGAAGATGCCTTTGTGGATTGGGAAGATGGCGCAAACCAGATGGAGAAGATTCTTGACAAACTGCTTGCCAAGAACAACGGCTATGTGTCCGCCGCGCAACTCTACGAGTATGTCCATGCGGATATGCAGATGTTCCTGAACGACAACAATATGGACGATACTCGGGCTGTGTATGACTTGGCGCAGCACCTGTTCGAGAAGGTCGATTACCACGGGAAGCATCTCGTATTCCAGTCCAAGACCCATATTTCCAGAGGAGAAACCGCGGTTACTACGAACCTTGACATCATGCGCAACTTCGCGCGTGAGCAGGGTGGTTTCTTCGTGGAGGACGAGCTGGAAGAATACTTGAAGAGCGTCGGAATTAAGACGAACGGTATGCGCACGCAGATGCAGATATACTCAAAACCCACCTTCCTCTTCTATGCACCGCGTACATTCATTACAGCCGAAAGCATCGGCTTTGATGATGCATGGTTTGCAACCGCGCAGAAGGCGCTGGATAATTTGTTTGCCGACATGGGTGATCACGTTGTTCTGCGCGACATTCAGCCGTGGTGGTATACGCAGCTGCCAGCACTGCCGGGAAATAGGAACTGGACACCCCTGCTGTTGCAGAGCATATTGATGCACTTCAGCAAGAAGCTGAAAGGCACACATACGATTTGCGCGATGAATACGCAGGCGCTCGATACCTTACATGCCATGATTGTCAGCAACACCAGCGAAATCAGCACATTTGCTGATGCGGTGGTTGCATTTCTTGTTGATGATCAGGTTGAGCAGCGCCGTTTTGAAGCAGAGGAACTGCGTCAGCTGCTGGTTCAGCGCGGCATGATTGCGGGTAATGAGCTGATTTGGAATATGCCCAAGGCGCTGGCAAAAGACGGGCGCTTTGCTTGGGATGCCGATGGGAAATATGTTGCAGTAAAGGTGTGATGGTTATGGCGAATGTTAGCTTTACTCGAGACGAAATTATCCTTTCATTAGATGTGTTATATTCCGCCGAGGGGAAAAGCTTATCGCCCGCTTCTGAGAGCATCAAAGAACTTAGCGCTGTATTAAACAAACTGCCGATTCATCCGTTAGAAAAACGTCCGGATAATTTTCGTAATTGTGTTGGTGTAAGTCACCAGATAGAGCGTTTTGAAAAGGGCTATTCTGATAATCAAAAAATATGGAATGTCGGCTGTCTGTTTTTTCAGGTTGATGCAGAATATAAAGGCAAACATGACGAATTACATGCCGTAGCACAGGCAATTCGTCGAAACATTCCATACTATGCACTCGTACCATTTGGCAGTGATTTAGAGCAGAATGGTTTCCCAGAAGGTGCGTTGCTAAGTCATCTTCATAGGTTCATTGAAAATCGCGATGGTAAAAAATATAATTTAGAGGAACGATGCATGATATGCCAATTGTCACCAGATTCTTTATATCAGTACTGTGGCAATTTACTTCAGAAGCACCTTGTTATTCCACCAAGCGATATGGATGGCAGTAAAAAATACACATCCTGTGACTTTATCACCGTGTGTCCGAATTGTCATACAGCATTGCATCAGTATCGTCCATGGTTAAGCAAAGAAAAATGCGGAAATTTACTCCGCTGACGGGGGTGTAGTTAGTCCATGTATGGCTATGAGTGGACAGCGGAATATGGCATCTTCCGTCTGACCATTGATGCAAAGATTCAAAAAGAAATTCGTCCAGTCTTTCATGAAGAACTGGACTTTTTTGGGATGGATCAATATTGGGACTATCCCAAAGATACCGATAATCCTCTATTGTGGGCTGAAGGTATTCGCCGTTATGTAATAAATGGTGAATGTGTGGCAGAGGCACAGGGTGGTGGGTTCTACACAAAACCAACAATCAAACTGTTGACCGAAGATAGACTTCAACTTAAGCCAATAGATGTTGAACGCCTTTACGAGGTTAATCAGGCTCTTATGGTAAGCCTCGAACAGAAGGCAATACAATTTATTCAAACGCAGCACGAGAAATATCAGCCTAAGGGCTATTCGTTCATTTGTGCCTTTTCAGGCGGCAAAGACTCTCTTGTTCTACTCGATTTAACCTCTAAGGCTTTAGCTCCCGGAGATTTTTATGTTGTATTTAGCAATACTGGCATGGAACTATCGGACACACTAAAAGCAGTCGATGCGGCAAAGCGACTATGGCCGAACTTGCGGTTTGAAGAAGCAAAGTGCCATATGAAACCGACTGATTCTTGGGATGAGTTTGGGCCTCCCGGTCGCAGGATGCGTTGGTGTTGCGTTGTTCACAAGTCTGTTCCGACCATTATCAAGTTGCGTGAGATTATTGGTAATTATAACGCCAAAGCTGTTGTATTTGATGGTGTTAGAGCAGAAGAAAGTGCAAGAAGAGCCAAATACGACGATGTAAGTGAAGGAGCAAAGAACATTAGTCAGGTGAATGCCAGCCCAATACACAAATGGAATACAGCTGAATTATACTGTTATATTCTAAAAAATTCATTGATGATAAACAATGCTTATCGTCTTGGCTTGTTCAGAGTCGGATGTATGGTCTGTCCGTTGTCATCCGATTGGTGGGATGGTATAGCAAACGCATATTACAAAAACGAAATGGAACCTTTGCTGCAACGTGTAGAGGAATATGCAAAAAGAACGAAGCCTGAAAACGAAGTCAAAAAGTATATTGAAGATGGTGGATGGAAGGCTCGAATGGGGGGACGAGGGCTCCTCAACGGAGGAAATCGAGTAACAGAGCAAATTCAGAATAATGAACTCACTTTCACTATCAATAACGCGACACAGAATTGGCTATCGGTTGCACCCATTCTCGGCTCTATTACTGAACAGAACGACATACACGGTGTTCACAAAATTAGCGGAATTAATTATGAGTATCGAATAGTAAGGGAAGAAAGTTCATTAAAAGTTTCGTATAAGCCATTCTCAAAAATGGACAGATTTGTTATCAGCCATCTAAGAGGAATTGCGTATAAATGTGCTTTCTGTAAAGGCTGCCGCGCATGTGTTGTGCAATGTCCAACGGGCGCGTTTACTATTCAGTCAGATGGCTCAATTCTAATAAGACAGTCAATTTGTGTCCATTGCTATAACTGTCTAACTTTTTCAGAGAAAAGCTGTTTGCTTGCAAAGTCGCTCAGCACAACAAATGGAGGCGGAAACGGTATGGATATGAAGGGCATGAATCCCTATCAGCACTTTGGATTAAGGCAGGCTTGGGTTGAACATTTTATGTCTGAAGGCGTAGAGTGCTTCGGGCAAGGAGTTCTTGGCAATCGTCAATATGATGCATTGAAAGTCTGGCTCAAGGAATCGCAGATACTGGAAAGTAACAGCAAAAACAAGTCTCTATCCATCACACCCATTGGAGAAAAACTGATCAAGTTCGGGCCCTATAAACCGATTACTTGGGCTGTTATCTGGGCAAATTTGGCGTATAACTCCACAATTTGTCATTGGTATTGCCTAAATGCCGAAATTGGCGCAACCTATGAGAAGGGCGACCTCGTTGTCATGTTGGGCGAGAATGGTTCTAAGTCGAGCCGTGACAACGCAATTACCGCACTGACTGAAACACTCCGCCAATCCCCCATTGGTTCAGCTATCAAGCAGGGGGTTGCAATGGAGATTACAAAGAATACATATTCCTACCTCCGTGCCGGTTGGGATTACCCTCACGCCGCCGCATTGCTCTATGCGTTGTATCTCTACGCGGAGCGCACCGGCCGTTACAGCTTCACATTCACTGACCTCGTGAACGCCCACAACAACCCTGACGGCGCGGGCATGTCCCCGGCAGACATCTTCGGTATTGACGTGAAGAACTTCCGCGAACATGTGCAAGGGCTGGCGGTGGACTTCCCGAAGTACATCCGCGTGTCTTTCGTTGCCAATCTGGATAACATCATTCTTGAACCCGGAATTTCTTCTTTGGACGTTCTGGTGCTTGCTGAAGAATAACACAGAAAGGAATATGCAGCCATGCCTACCGCCAAATACAGCAATTATCTTGAAATCAACCCGTCTTTCGAGTCGGTCGTTGACATTGATGCGGATACGCGAAATACAAACCTATGGCGCGAGTATATCGTCGGGGATGATATGGAGTCCCTCGTCGAGCAGATGTGCCAGTCTATCGGCAATGAAGCACCCGACTTGCGCCGCTCCTTCTGGATTCACGGCTCTTACGGAACTGGCAAGAGCTATGCCGCCATCTTCGTCAAGCACTTGATGGAAGAAAAGCCGGAAGTGGTGGGCGATTTTCTCGCGGCATCCAACCGCTTGGCGAAGTACAAGAACCGCGTGATGAAATTCCGCAGCAAGGGCGACTTCCTCGTCGTATGGCAGACCGGATGCAACGGTATACGCTCCGGCGACATGATGCTGCTGGAGATGGAACAAGCAATACAGCAGGCGCTGGTTGCAAAATTCGGTGACAAAGCGCAGCTCGGAAGCAGTTCTTTGCTTGATGCTGTAAAGGCGAAGCTGAACGACCCCGGCACGAACTGGGATTATCTGATTGAAACAACCTCGCTGGGTGATGATTACAGCTCCGCCGACGAACTGCGTGCCCAAGTCAATGAGGGAAATCTGAAAGCTATTCAAGCGGCAGCTGCCGTAATTCGTCGGCGCGGCGGCTTAATCAACAACCTTGATACCTTCAAGGCGTGGATTGCCGATGTGATTGAAAGCAATGGGCTCTCCAAGAGCGGTATTTTCTTTATCTGGGACGAGTTTACCGAGTACGTTGCCCACAGCGATGATCATACGGTTATGCAGCAGATTTCTGAGTTCTGCAAGGTGCAGCCGCTGTTTATGCTCTATGTCGTTCACCGCAGTCAGGAAATGGTGGACAGCATGGGCAAAGACCGCTATCAGATGATTACCAATCGCTTCCACCAGACAGAGTTCCATGTTAGTGCGGATGCCGCCTTTGACTTGATTGCTGGCTCCATTAACGTCCGCAACGGCATGAGCGAAACGTGGAAGGAAGATCGGAAGGCAGTCATCAAGCGGATTCAGCCTTCCCTGCCGGACATGTCCGGGCTGGATGATAAAATCAGCGAACATATCCAGTTGTTTTGCCCAATGCACCCCATGACGATTCGTCTGCTCTCCCGCGTTGCAGAGAGCTTTGCCGCGGCGCAGCGAACGATGTTTCGCTTTATGAAGGATAGCTCCAGCACTGAATTGGGCTTCCTCGGCTATATCAGCAAGTACGGCCCGGATGACCAATTTTGCTGGCTCACACCCGACTGGCTGTGGGACTATTTCTTCACCCGAGCAAGTGACTTCAGCGACAAGGACACCAAAGCTGCCGAATATATCCATCACTACGAAGAAAGTAAGCATTTGGTAGAAAACGATGAGAATGCGCATTGCGTGTTTAAGACAGCTATGCTGCTGCTTGCAGTCATGTCCTCCACAAAAGGCGTTTATGGTGGTATGAAGGCACATGGCGGTATTTCTGCCACACAAGACTGCTTAATCAATTGCTTGGCTGGTGTAATGTCTGCTGACAAGGTGAAGGACTTGCTTACAACCCTGGAGGATTGCAAAATACTGCTTCGCGATGAGGCTACGAATGGTGTTATCCGCTTACAGCTGCCTTTCCGTGGTGCTAACGGCGATGATTTCAAAATCCGGTACGAAGAAAATGACGGCAAGTACAGCCGCTATCAAATGTTTGCAAAGGATGGAAAGTTTTCATCAGCTTTTGAGAAGCTGGCATGGGATGAAAACGATGCTGCTTTCAAGCGCATGAAAATCTGCGTATGCTGTGCTGAAACGCGTTCCATTAAAACACGTCTGGAAGAAATCAAGAAGGAACTGGATAAGTGTCCCTATAAGCTCGGCTTGCTGATTGTTACAGTGAAGGATGAGGCCCAGTACAAGTCTATTCAGAAGGATTTGGAAGACACCGCAGCAAATTCTGGTGAACCTCGATTGATTATTGCATTGGTCAAAACGCCGTTTACTGATGAAAAGCGGAAGCAGTGGCTGACAAACATCACGAAGCAGGAATTGGCAAGTAGCAGCGTGAAGACTGCAGCTGCTTCCCAGTACGAAAACGATGCCCGCATTATTGTAAGCACATGGGTCAATGAAGCTGTAAGCGTCAGCAACATCATTGCGTGGAATGAGAAAAATGTCTTTACTAACCAGTTTGGTATGCTCAATCTGAGAAAAACCATCCGCATGAACGTGCAGGATGTACTCTTCCCGTATGCGCCGGAAACCATCGTTGTCACCAGCACAGCCTATAAGCCTTGCAATGATCCGGCACCACTTGCGGGCATTACTCGCGCAACAACAAATTCTCAGTTGAAAAACGTTCTTGATGGTTTGAAGCAGCCCGGTCTGCTTTCGCTGAATACCATTAACAGCATGGTAGATGCCAATGGCAGCAAGCAAGCAACATCCGTCAGTGCACTTGCTAAGTTAATTCGTGATGAGATGGAGTCTGGTCAAAAAGTCGTTTTAAGTGATTTGTGGGCAAAGCTGCAAGCAGCGCCATTCGGTTATTACAATTGCATTGCCTGCGGCGTTCTGCTTGGTTATGTATTCTCTTGTTATAAGAATAGTACGTTTAACTGGACGGACAATGTACAAAGCACACACGATCTGGGTGATGCCACGCTCAAAACGTTGATTCTAAACATGGTTAAGGGAATCATGACAACTGACTACCTCTCTGCGGGCAGTGTTACATTCCAGCAATTCCGTCAGTATGCCAAGTACATTCTGAATCTGTCGGATGCAGAGATTGCCAATGAAACAGCATGTTGGCACAATATGCGTGAAGCTGTGACGAAGACAGGTTCTCCTTTCTGGGCGCTCAAGTATCTGCCAGATGCAGTTTATGGAAGCCCTGATTTCAAACTGGTGGCAATGAAAATTATTGATAATATGCAAGAATTTATTGCTGCTGAAAATAACAGTGAAGGTGCCATGAGCAATGTCATTCAGCTTTTTAACGGCCGCGGCAAACTGAGAGTCAATCTCACAAAGGCATTCCAAGATAAGAACGTTATGGCTGTTGCTTTCCGCACCTTCCTGTTTGATGCATCGCCTGAATTGAAGGCGATTGCGGACAAGCTCTCTGTGACGCCAGAAGCGCTTAGCGACAAGCTGCACATGGTGATGCAGAATGCCATCTATACTTGGACAGAAGAGCAGGTAAAGGGAAAGCTGCCGGACATCGTAAGCGAATACGGCTATCTTGATGCGCTGAACAGTGCCTTGGAAAAAGTCTACCACAGCACCGAAGATGCTGTGAAAGACCTTGCTAACCTTTTCAAGTTCCTGCGAATTTCTATGGCAGCCATTGCAAAGCTGGATAAACCTTGGTTTGCAGCAATGCAAATTCTGTATAAAGTTTCGTACAATGGCATCCTCCATATGACGCAAGAAGAGCGTGCTGCTGACATTGCAGTTCTGACGCAGTATGGGAAAAATGCCATGGACTGCTTGAAAGATGCCAGACCTGTGCTGGCTGATATTCTGGAAAGCGAGGATATTGACTGCACACAGCAGGAACTTGATTCAATTTATGCTGGTCTTAAAGATATGACCTGCGATACATCGTTATCTCAGTTTGAGAAAGAGCTGAAAACACAGATTGGTCGCATTAGTCAGGTTAGAAATCGTGCGCTGCTTCAAGAACGCTGGCTTAGCTTAACAGGCAAAGAGTCTGTTAAGGCGTGGTGTTCCGATCATAGCGCACCGCTGCTCTGGATTATTCCAAAGGAGTTCAAAAAGGACTTTGTCACGTTGATTGATGTGCAGAAGAATAATCGCGTGCTTGATCAAAGTGTTCAGAACGCAATCAACACACTGTCCACTATGGACGCTGCCATTCTGAACGATAGTGCAAAGATTAATGATGCTTTTATGAAAATTATAGGCATTGAATATGCATCGCTCTTCCAAGAATGTGGCCCGGTTATCCTTGCACAGGCCAAAATGCGCATTGGCAACGACATGAGCGCATGGGACACTTCTGATCTGCCGACGCTTCTTGGGTTGCTGAAGAATGCACAGAAAGAAAAAGCAAAGAAGGAGAAACTGGCGGGTGCAAAGAAGAAAGCTGCCGTTATGCCTGAAAGTGATCTGCGCAGCCGCGTTGTGCAATTTTTGGACGAGCACCCGGAATTCTGTGATTTCTTCGCCAAATAAGGGAGAAAATAAGAATGACAATTTCGCAAGTTATTGATAAGCTGAACAAGGAAAAGCAGGAGGGAATCCCTTCCCGCTTTCCTTGCCGCGCTATCATGGTTAAAAATGTGCAGCAATACTGTGAGCTTCTTTCTGAACTTCAAAAAATTCCTGACATCGTGAAAGTTTCGCCTGCTGAATTGTTTTCCTCTGCTGATGTAATGCCGCAGTATATCAACTTAACAGCTTCCCAGTATGCCAATCAATGGGTTATTTTGACTGGTGTGAGCGAATATCTTCGCTTGTTCGGCAAGAGTGAATCAGTAAATAACCGTTTTTCTTCGCTGTGGAGCCATCAAGTTCCCGCAACCAGCCGTGGCCGAATCATTATTCCACTATGGGGATGCGAAGCGCAATGGCATGACCATTCTTTGCATCTCTGTGAAGATGAGCGGCAAGACGATTTCTATATGAAGTGTTTTTCGGCAGATGATGAGGAAGAAAAGTTAAATTTCTTGGTCATGTCTGGTGCCTTTGAGCAGTATATCTCGCAGTTATCTGCACAGAGTGCACATATGCTTGTCGGCTTGCGTGACTGGTATGACTACTGGGCGAATCCTTCCTCAACCTCTAACACGATTCTGCTGCTCACCAAACGCTATGTCTCAATTCAGCCCACAGAAGGAAATATTTCCATCCGCGTAATTCAGGACACATTTTCTTTCTTGCAAGAGAACCTGAAGGATGGGCACACCTTAACAAAAGATACCTGCCCACCGGAAGCACAAAATATACTATTCGAATATTCGTTGGCGGGGAAAACACTGGATGACGCTGTTTTGTCTGCGCTTAATATGGCACAATTTAACGAAATTGATGTCATGAGTAAATGGCCTGTGCTTTCAGAAGGACAAAAGCAACTGGTATCTCTTTGGCTCAAACGTCATCCAGAGAACAGTTATCTCTATCACTGCATTCAGGCCAGTACCAATCTACAAGATATTCCCGAGCATGTACTACATGATATTTTTCATCTTCGCTCTTCTCATCCTGAATGGGATAACGATAGTCAGCGTCTCGTTTCAGCTATGAAACTGCAAAAAGATAGTATCTTTTTCAGCGAATTGGATAAGATTGCTGTGTATGAAGAACGGCTTAAGTTCTTATCAGGTGGAAGTAAAGAAGAGAAAGTATATTTGCTTCACATGATTGGTAAATGGATGCGCGAGGATGCCAATCAAGTACGAAACTGTGAACTCCTTGAAAAGACATATCCGGCGCTTTATGCATACCTCGGTGGTAAAACATATGATTCTGATTTGAGCAGATATTTTGCACTCTACAAATCCCATAAACTTGAAAATTCTTTGCCAACAGATGAAGAGCTCTATTTCTCTGGCATTCGGACTGATTCTTACGATTATCGATATGCGCTCCTTAGCGAATCGGTAACAGACGATTGCATTGTCCTGTGGATTGATGCACTGGGCGCAGAATGGCTTCCGCTGCTTGTTTGGTCGCTTGAGCAGAATCAGAATGGCAAAATTGCCGGCATTTCAATTGCACAGGCAACACTCCCAACTGAAACCTGTTTTAATGAGCAGTGGAAGCAGATGAATGCGCCGCATATGAAGCTGGATCGTTTGGACAAATTGGCGCATAAGGGAGTTGTTGATGTTCCGGACTACTATGCCTGCATAGAACAACAGCTTTCTTTTGTGGGCGGCCTTGCCGCAAGGGTTGACGAACTTCTTGCGTCATATCATCGCGTAATTATTACCGGTGATCACGGCACAAGTCGTTTGGCAGCACGTTTTTTCCATAAATCTGATGGAATGAATCCGCCGCAAGGTGCAACTGCATGCAGTCATGGCCGCTATTGCAAATTAACCGCGCCGGCAATTGCACAGACATATCAGACAATTGCCAAAGATAGTGCTGGTTGCCAGTACCTTGTGTTTACCAATTATGATCATTTCACGCAATCCGGCTTTGCAGCTGGCGCTGACGATGAAAATGCAATCTACGGTGAAGTACATGGTGGTGCAACCCCGGAAGAAATGTTAGTCCCTGTTGTTGTTTATGACAGCATAAAGGAAAAGCCGCTAACTGCTCAATGGCAAAAGTCTGAAGTTAAGATAATGATGAAGAAGGCAAAACCTGTTCTAAAATTTAGCCGTCCTGTTCATTCACTTCAAGTCAAACTGGGGAGCTATGAGGGGAAATGCACTCCTTCTTCTGACAAAAAGCAGTGGACAATTGAGTTCCCGGGCATTGCACCTAACACCTATGCTGCATCTATTGCAGCTGATGGTGTACTTGTTGTTACCGAACCGCTTAAGATTCTTTCTGCACTTGGTGGAGGGGACGGTGATTTGCCTTGACGCGGAAGAAAACCTGCTGCGATTGCGGCAAGCAACTATCGAAAGACGAAGTTGCTTTAAGCCGAAAACTGATTGATGCGGATACTGAAGATTTCTACTGCATTTGCTGTCTTGCTGAGTATATTGGCTGTACGGAGCAGGATTTAATCGAGAAAATTCAGGAGTTCAAGGAACAAGGCTGTACCTTGTTCTTATAACGGAGGCTTATCATGCTTGAAGAGAAAGTCAGAGAAGTATTTGCTGATATGGTGGTGCTTAAAGATCCCCAGCGCAGCCAGTATTTCTCCAACCTCAGTATTCCATCTTACATGCGAGACTGGTTGGTCATGAAGTTTTCGGATGATGATGGCAGCATTGACTACGATAGTGTTCGTCGATACATCAAACGGTACATTCCCAATCGAGATGACTTCGAACAATATAAGTTCCAAATGGTGAATGGGGAAACTGTGCAATTCTTGGCACGAGTGCGGGTGTCCGTCGATGTCAAGCGCGGGAAAACCATGTTTGAATTGCCTGATTTCGGTGGTTCTCGCGGGGGTGCAGCTGGCGTTGTCGCATTCGATGTTGCGGAAGAATGGCAATCAACGCTTCTGCACGAAAGCGAAAATTGGGGCATTGTTTCACTTTCATGGACGATGGAAGGAACACCTTCTAAGCCGAAGGGCGTCATCACGATGGTGGGCTACAAGCCGTTTTGCCCGTATTCCATTGACTTGGATTTTTACCGAGAAGCGCGGCGAGAATTTACAACGCAGGAATGGATTGACGTCATCATTAGTGCTGTTGACTATAATCCTGATGGCTACTGCAACAAAGATGGTGAAGTCAGTGAAGAAACGAAGCTGTTCTTTTTGCGCAGGCTTTTGCCTTTTGTGGAAAAGCGACTCAATATGATTGAGCTCGCACCGAAAGGCACTGGGAAAAGCTATGTGTTTGAGAAAATCAGCAAACGCGGTTGGCTTATCAGCGGCGGTACAGTTTCCCGTGCATCCTTGATTTATGACAATGCGAAAAAAGTGGGCGGCTTGCTTACTCGGTTCGACTATGTTGGCTTTGATGAAGTGCAGTCAATAACCTTCGAGCAGCCCGGTCAAATTCAACAGGCATTGAAGCACTATATGGAGTTCGGCGAAATCAAAGGTTTTGATGCGATGCTGACCGCAGATGCCGGTGTCATTGTGCTGGGCAATATTGATGCTGATCGCTTCGACATCAACAAGAACATGGTCGAACATATCAGTGAAGTTTTCGGCGAATCCGCAACGTTAGACCGTTTTCACGGTTTTATTCCCGGGTGGGAAATTCCTCGAATGACAACCGGAATGATTGCCAAGGGCTGGGCCATCAATACTGAATATTTCGCTGAAGTGCTGCATGCTTTACGCGATGATTTAAGCTACGCATCTATCGTGGATGAGCTCATTTCAGCGCCGCCCAAAGCAGATAAGCGACATATGACAGCAATCACAAGACTGTGTACTGCCTTGCTGAAGTTGTTATTTCCCCATGTGCAATCGAAGGACGATATTTCATGGGAAGAATTTGAAAAGTATTGTCTGAAACCGGCCATCGATATGCGTTCGACTATCTATAAGCAGCTTTGCATCATTGATCCCAAGGAATACGATGTACTTAGTAAGAACATTCCCGAAATAACCCGTAAGTAAATAAGCAGGTGATTCTCTGATGATATACGCTGACCATGCTGCTACCACGATGCTTTCCAATCAGGCTAAGGAGGCAATGCTCCCTTGGCTGTGTGAAGAGTATGGAAATCCCTCAACGCTTTATAGCCTTGCGCGAAATCCACGCAAGGCTATTGCTGATGCCCGGGCAATCATTGCTGAAGCAATTGAGGCTGACCCCGATGAAATTCTCTTCACATCATGCGGAACAGAATCCGATAATTGGGCGCTATTGGGCACTACATTACGTTTTCCCCATCAGCGGAAGCGTATCATTACAAGCTGCATAGAGCATCATGCAATTCTGCACACCTGTGGCTTCCTTGAAAAGCTGGGCTATGAAGTGGTGTATCTTCCCGTTGATCATTCTGGCTCAATTAAGGAATCTGATTTAAGGAATGCAATCAATGATGATACCGTTTTAGTGTCCATCATGTATGCTAATAATGAGATTGGCACAATCGAGCCGGTATGGGAGTATAGTCGCATTGCACATGAGCACGGTGTACTTTTTCATACGGATGCTGTTCAAATCATGGGGCATGAGCATGTAAGAGTACATACGATTGATGTTGACATGTTATCAGCATCAGCACACAAATTTAACGGCCCTAAAGGCGTTGGGTTCCTTTATCTAAAAAAAGGTACACCGATTGAACCGCTATTGCATGGTGGTGGACAGGAAAAGGGAATGCGTTCCGGAACAGAAAACGTAGCAGCAATTGTTGGTATGGCAGTAGCGCTGCAAGAACATATGCAGTCTATTGACGAGGAACAGCAATACCTTGAAGGTCTGCGGCATCGGTTAATCTGCGGGCTTCATTCCGCCTCTCTGGATTTTATTGTGAACGGTGCTGAGAAACACGTTCCGGGGAGCATATCCATTTCTTTCAGAGGCGTTGATGGGGAAATGCTGCTGCACCGTCTTGACTTGATGGGGATTGCCGTTGCAACAGGATCAGCTTGTAATTCCAAAGACACAGTGCTGTCACATGTAATCAAGGCAATAGCGGTGCCAGAAGCGTATGCGAAGGGAACAATTCGCATCACACTCGGCATGGACAACAATGAGGAACAAGTGGACAAAATCGTAGCAGCATTACGAAGAATATTGACATGGTCTTTGTAATCGGCAATCAGAACGCAAAAAGAGCGGTCAAGACGTGGCACTGTCGGTACAAACAACCAACCAGCAATTAACAAATATCCTGTTATTTGCTGGTTACGTTACTTAAAAATCAATTTGGGGAGGCGAACATATTCATGGACAAAAAGTATACAGACTTTATGGATGAAATATCATCCGATGAACTCTACGAAGGGCTTCTTGCATATGGGCTCTTTGCTGAGAAACTCCCGCCCGTATTTACTTCTGTTCCTTTCTTCAATTACTGCAAAACACGTTCAGAGGAATTTAAACTTAATATGTGCTGGAATGAATACATTACTTTTCGTGTAATGCGTAATATTAGCATACCTCGACTTATGGGAATTCCAAATCCTTTTAGGTATCAAATGTTATGTGCTGAACTAAAAAATGACTGGGATCAGTTGCGCACCCACTTTCACAAACAGACGGACGGGCAGAATTATCGTGTCAGTCGAATTCACGTTCGTAAGGAATACGACAGCAAACGTATTTTTGAAATGAACTATAAAAACTGGCGAACAGATGGCAACCCGGAACTTGATTTGCTAATTCATAATGTTGGAAAAAGCAATGATAGTAGCAGAGTGGCACGCCGCTTTATCGTTCAAACTGATATTTCCACTTGCTTTGCCAGTGTTTATACGCATTCGATACCATGGGCCTTAGCTGGAAAAAATATTGCAAAACAAGAAATCAAAGATGAAGAATTGTATTATAACAGAATTGATAAAGTATGTTCTAATATGCGCAATGGCGAAACACATGGACTCCTTATTGGGCCACATGCCTCAAATCTACTGGCAGAGATTATCCTAACTGTCGTTGATAAGGAACTTTACGATAAAGGCTACCGCTATGTTAGAAATATTGATGACTACGACTGCTATGTTAGCAGCTGTGATGAGGCACAACGATTTCTACAGGATCTTGAACAAGAGCTTCGCAAATTTGATTTGTCTTTAAATCACAAGAAAACCAAGATTGTAGAGCTCCCAACTTGCATAGATGCAAACTGGAAACGCCAGCTGAACGACCTGCCCAAAGTTGGTGTATCAGGACTGGTTGAGTATCCACAAGTGAACGCATTTATTGATACTGCTTTAATGTTGGCCAAGGAAACAGGTAACTTTGCAATTGTGAATTATGCCATCAAAAAGCTAAAAGGAGCAAAACTCTCCGCCAACGGGAAGAAGTTGGCAGCAAAACGTTTTATGCATATGGCTGTACTCTATCCATACCTTCTACCGCTTATGGAGGAATACGTATTTATCCCGTATGAAGTTGCCGTATGTGATATCAAGGAATTTTCGGATGCAGTATATCAGGAAGCAACCAAGCTTAATGATTACGAAAGCTTGTGTTACTCAACGTATTTTGCAGTTCGTTTTAACTTTTTAGTTGATGCTTTTGAAAAAGATTATGAAGGCTCGCTGAAATATGTGAAAGACAGCAGGGATTGCTTGCTACTGACTATGACATGGATTTATTTTGTGCAACAGAACCATGGTAAAAGAGATGCGACACAGGTAAAGGATCTTAATCAAGTAGCCAAAGAGTTAGAAAAGACAGAGATGGATCGCTATTGGTTATTCTGCTATGAAGCTCTGTCCGCTGATAATTTACGCGATCAATGGAGTGTAATGAAGAGGAAGAACATAAGTTTCATTAGAAAGGAAATACGAGATCTTTATACTTCATCCAATCATAAGACAAATTGAACAGTTTGCATTACTTAAAATCAAACGTGTAGGCAGATTACTATATCATTTACAGTGAAACTCAAATCCCTTTCATATAAACCTCGCGACTGTTGATGTCGTCAGTCAGCGTCACTTTCAGCAGCACCTTAATCTCCACATCCTTGATAGGGCTGCGCTCCATCGCAAGAAGATAATCCTCTTTATCCACCTTGCCGGACTTGATTTCGATGGGGAGTACGGCGCCCGCCTGCTCCACCATAAGTCCACCGTAATTTTGATAGAATTACGGTGGACTTTTTCTATGCCCGAAAACCGCTTGATATAAGGCTTTTCGGCTGTTCAGGCGCATAAGCGAACCCCGCTGCAGAGCAATTCTGCGGCGGGGTTTTGTGCTTTATATGGGTTTTGTGGTGCGTACACCGCTGAGCAAAATCACCTCGACCGGCGAAATTGAGCAGCGGTTCCGCTTGAATTGAGCAATGGGACCGCCCGGATTGAGCAGCCCCACCGCTCAGGTTGAATATGGACAGAACAAATCAGTCAAGGTATCATAAATATAGTCGGAGTCAGATGTCCTGCAAACCCTTCCGCTTGCGCATGGATTCCTTGCCTCCAATGACCACGGTGTAAGCATCGTGGACGATTCGGTCGCAGATGGCATCAGCCAGCAGTGGGTCAGACAACTTTTCCGGCCAGCCCGGAATGTCAAACTGGGAGCAGAAGATCGTGGAGTTTCGCTTGTACCGGGACTCCACGATTTCCAATAAGTCCCTGGCTTCCGTTTCTTTCAAAGGGTACAGAAGCCATTCGTCAATTATGAGCAATGCGTACTTCTTGTACTGGGCCATGAGCTTGCGAATCGTACCGTTGCCCCTGGCAATCTGGAATTCTACCAGAAGATCCGGGAGCCGGATGTACTTCACCGCATAAAACCGTCTTGCGGCAGCCATGCCCAGAGCGCAGGCGAGATAGGTTTTGCCGCTGCCGGTAGCTCCCAGCAGGATGATGTTGTGGTGCTCCTGAATGTAGTTGCAGGTGCTGAACCGCAGCAGTTTCTCCTGCTTCAGTCCTCTGTCGGGCAGATACTCCACATTTTCCAGACAAGCTCCCGGATCCGAGAAGGTTGCCTGCCGGATCAGCTTGTTCAGATGGTTATTCTTTCGGGCATTCCATTCCGCATCCACCAAAAGACCGAGCCGGTCCTCAAAGGTCATGTTTTGGAACTACGGATCGACAAGTTGGTCCTTCAGGGCATTGGCCATAACACTCAGCCGCATTTCACGCAGCTTGGATACCGTTGTTTCAGTCAGCATCACTTATTCCCCCTTCCGTAGTAGTCAGCCCCACGGGTGAAACCGTACTGGGAAGAGGACGCAGTAGCCGTACTCTGCTCAGGGATGGCTTTATCCTGGCCGGATGCCAGAATAGCCTGAATATTCTTGAGAGAAGGGCGGGGTGTGTATTCCAATGCCCGTTTGCAAGCATTCTCCAGCCGTTCCGGAGTGTACTTGTCTGCCAGCTTCAGCAGACCCATGCAGGACTTGTAGCCCTGCTGTTCTACTTTGTAGCTGCCGAGAATAGCCCGGACAACGACCTGCGTGTTGCTGCCGACCTTACTGGCCCAGTGAATGAACCGTTCACCGTTCCACTGGACATACTTCTGGTGCTCTGGCGGCATATGCGCCTGGATCGTGCTGTATTGGTTAAACCGTCCGTACAGCCTGGGTGGGAACAGATTCGGTTTCCACCGTAGAAAACCTCTACCGTGGATCTGGTGAGCCGGACATCTACTTTCTGCTTGATGTACTCAAAGGGAACAGAATAGTTCATGCGCTCCACGGAAATGTGGTAATTGGGTCCCACCGTTGCCACTTTCCAGATGGCCAATTCAAAAGGTCTGGGCGGCAGAGGGCGCAGGAAGGGCCTCTCTTCTGCAAAGCTGCTGGCCCGGCTGCCTTCCCGCTTCTGGAAAGGTTTATGGTTGAACGCCTCCAGACGGTCCCAAATCGCCTCGTTCAGTTCCAATAGGGACAAAAACTGGCGGTTCCGCAGAGCGGCCAGTATGAAGGTAGAGATGATACCGACAGTACCCTCAACAGCAGCTTTATCCTTGGGAGCGCGGACTCTGGCAGGCAGAATTGCCGTGCCATAATGCTCTGCCAGCTCCTGGTACGATTTATTGAGAACAACCTCATCCTTCCCATGCTTTTGCACGCCGGTTTTCAGATTGTCGCACTGGATGATCCGTGTAACGCCGCCAAAGTATTTGTAGGCATTCACATGGGCAGTGGTCCATGAGTCCTGGTTCATGGAGAAAAAGGCTTCTACGTAGCTGTAGCCACTGTAGGGCAGGGTTGCCACGAACACATAGGCCGGGATAATTTCACCGGTGTCTGTGTCAATAACAGCGGCAGTATCGCCGGCCCAGTCCACCTGCATAACCTCGCCGGGCTTGTGGTTCAGGTGCATGGTGGCGTTTACCTTTGTCAGATAGTCCGCATAGTACTTGTTGAACTGGGTGGACTGGTATGGAATCTCACCCGCCGCCCGACACTGGTCGCAGTATTCCAGCCACAGCAGATTCAGGGTGATACCGCTGCGCTGGAGTTCCTTGTGGACATAGGCGTAGTCCGGCATCTTGTAGACAGGCTTCGAGGGGCTGGTCGGAAACAGACGCTCTGAGAGCTGCTTATCCGACATTTCCTCCGGCAGTGGCCATTGCAGGCCGCAGTTTGCTGCCCGTTGCAGGGTTGCTGCCACAGTGTTCCGAGCGCACTGGCAGCTTGACGCGATCTCGGTCTTGTTGAGTCCCAGACTATGGAGTCTGAGAATCTCACGGTAATTGGTCATACAGGTGACTTCCTTGTAGATATTTACACCGCAAAATGCGATGCATATCTACATTTTACCGCAGTGCTCAACGACGGCGGCAAGCGTGCTCAATTCCGCCGGAATGGATGCTCAATTTGAGCGGTCGTGCTGCGCAATCTCGCGCGGAATACTCATTGTGGCTTTTTTGTCGTTGTAATCGTTAAACAGCTGGGGTAATCGTTGAACTACTGGAGTATTCGTTAAACTGCCGAGGTAATCGTTAAACAGCCGAGTTCTGATAATACTCCTTATGAGAAAATCGGCGATGAAGTGCGGTCGCTGGCGGATGAGGTACCGTTTGACATTCCCGATTCGTGGGAGTGGGTGCGGCTCATTGATGTCTGCGAGTATATCCAGCGCGGAAAGTCTCCGAAGTATTCTCCAATCAAAAAGTACCCCGTTGTTGCCCAGAAATGCAATCAATGGAGCGGTTTTTCGATTGAAAAGGCACAGTTTATTGATCCGGATTCTCTGTCTTCCTATGGGCCTGAACGTCTCTTGCAGGACAATGACCTAATGTGGAACTCTACTGGCCTTGGCACACTGGGACGAATGGCTATTTACAAAACCGCAGCTAATCCGTATGAACTGGCTGTTGCAGACAGTCATGTCACCGTTATACGCCCTCTAAAACAGTTTGTCCTGCCGGAATACTTGTACTACTATTTTGCAAATCCAACCGTACAAAGCGTTATAGAAGATCAGGCAGACGGTACTACGAAGCAGAAGGAACTTGCCACAGCGACCATCAAAGCGTATCTCACACCAATTCCGCCGCTCGATGAGCAACGTCGCATTTTAACGAAACTGTCGGAAGTTCTGCCGGTGGTAAAATGCTATGGAACTGTGTACGATGAAACTGTAGCCATGCAAGAAGCCTTCCCGGAGCGCCTCAAGAAGTCGATACTGCAAGAGGCAGTCCAGGGCAAGCTGGTACCGCAAGACCCGTCTGACGAGCCTGCAGAGGCTCTGCTGGAGCGTATCCGGGCGGAAAAGCAGCGGCTCATCAAAGAGGACAAAATCAAAAAGGACAAGCACGAATCTGTCATTTTCAGACGGGATAATTCTCATTATGAGAAGTTGGACGGTGTGGAGCGCTGTATCGACGATGAACTGCCCTTTGAAATACCGGATTCTTGGGAGTGGGTACGGCTCGGTACTGTTTTTCAACACAACACGGGAAAAGCCTTAAATGCCTCAAATCGGGATGGAGAAAAGCTCACTTATATCACGACATCCAACTTATACTGGGATCGTTTTGTTTTGGAAAACCTCAAAACTATGCCGTTTACGGATTCGGAAGTCGATAAATGTACCGTACAGCAAGGCGATCTCTTAGTTTGTGAGGGTGGGGATATCGGTCGTGCAGCTATCTGGGAAAGCGACGAACCCATGCGTATTCAGAATCACATTCACAGGCTACGAGCTTATGTGCCTGTCTGTACTCGGTTCTTTTACCACCTCTTTTACCTTTACAAAGGCGCAGGATGGATTGGCGGGAAAGGCATTGCTATTCAGGGCTTATCCTCCAATGCAATCCACAATCTGCTGTTCCCGCTACCGCCACTCCACGAACAGGAACGCATTGTCAACGCCATTGATACAGCACTCAGCGTAGTGCAGAAATTGTAAAACAACCAGGCATACGCCAAAGCATTGCGTATGCCTGGTTTCCTTTTACCAGTCTATGACCTCATCGACGATGGCTTGTTGCTCGGTCGAGGTTTTGCGGAGATAAATGCGGGTGGTTTCGATGCTTTCGTGTCCCATGAGGTCGGCGAGGAAAGCGATGTCATTGCAGCGCTCCAAGAAGCTCTTTGCGAAGCGGTGACGGAAAGAATGAGGGTAAATAACCACCGGGTCGATGCCATACCGGACTGCCAGCTTTTTTAACTGTCCGGAGATGCCTCTGGTGGTGATTCTGTCCCCGAATTTGTTCAAAAAAATGAAGCCGCTTTCTTGGTGCTTATCGTTCAGCCAAGAAAGAGCTTCATCTTGCAGAGCTTTTGGTATGTATATTCGTCGGAGCTTACCGCCCTTCGAGTACAAATCCAAATGCCCCAGCTTGATGTGTTCCACCTTGATCTGTATGAGCTCACTGACACGTGCGCCTGTTGCGGCCAGAAAGCGTATTACAAAATACCAGAACAGCTCGTCATCCCGTTTGAGGCAGGTTTTGAAATACTCATAGTCGGCCTCGCTGATGACATTCTCCAGAAAGGCTTTCTGCTGCACTCGCACAAACGGCATTTTCAAGCTCTCTTTGCTGATGCTCTCCAAGTAGCAGTTGATTGCCCTCAGACGCAGATTGACGGTCTTTGGCTTGTAGTTCTCTATCAACCACACCTTATACGCCCGCAGGTTCTTTTTCGTGATACCGTCGTACTGCGAGCTATATTGCCGAAGGGCAAAAAGGTACGAGGATATCGTGTTTTCCGAGAGGTGTGTGCCTCTCAAGTGTCTTTCAAATTCTTCTATCATAGTGAAAGACCTCCTTTCACTATGATATTATACCGTGTTCCTTTTACAGCCCTTTGACCAGCGGGAGCAATTCCTCAATCCGATGGACGATGCGGTACTGCTCTGCGACGGGGGGAATCGGCACAAAGAGAGTGGTCATCGTTTCTGTGCCGACCCTTGGCATTTTAACACCATAGGTGATGCTGTTGATAAGGTTGTCAACATAAGGGGAATGGAGAAAATTTACGATGTACTCTGAAACAATCCCACCGTACATCCGGAATGGAACAATTTCCGGCGTACAAATTCCACATTCTGGAGCAACAAGGATTTTCAAAAGGTATGGACGCAGTTTGCTGTAGAGAATGTCACCTTTTGAAAAGACGGTCTTATCGCCTATAGCTTTTCGTTCACCGACAGTTTTGCGTACAATCAATCTGCCGCCTTTCTCAATATCCTCAAGGTCAAGCCCCCATATAGCAGAATCAGCATTTACTGCGTTTACTTTTTGCTTGGTTTCTGCATAAGAAGAGATGCTTCCGAGCCGTGCCCAACACCAGTTTTCCGGTATCTCAAAGGGCAGTTCATCGTCGATACAGCGCTCCACACCGTCCAACTTCTCATAATGAGAACTTTACAAAGCAGCCAATGCAAGAAGTGTATTCAGTTTTTGGAGAATCCTCACCTGCTCATTCAGTGGTGGAATCGGAATAAGTAAACCTTTTAGGGACGCCAGACCGACTGTCTTTTGTGCTGTACCAGTTGCAGCCCTTCTGCACTGCTCGTAAACGAGCGGTGATGACAACCAGAGCCGCATAAATTCAGAAGATAAACAACCGAGCTTTATTAGGGCTATATGCCGTTGAAAACAAAACTTTCTCTCAGTTTGTACCGGGATAACTATGCCGTAAGAACCCGTCACGGTAAACAGAAGGTCGCCGCATTGGGGAATGCGAATTTCTGCCAAAGAGTCGAAGTATTTCTTTGGTACATAACGGGTATTGGAGAAATCAACTATCCCATCGGATACATTCGAAATTACCAAGAAAGGAATTCCGTCCTGAACCTGCGGTGGGGGCTGGTGGTCTCCATCGGCAATGCTTATGCTTGCAGAGGAAAGTCTCGCCCAAGCCCAGTTTTCGGGGATTTCAAACGGTATCTCCTCGTCAATGCAGACCTCTTCGGAACCACGCTTTTCATAATGAGAATTATCCCGTCTGAAAATGACAGATTCGTGCTTGTCCTTTTTGATTTTGTCCTCTTTGATGAGCCGCTGCTTTTCCGCCCGGATACGCTCCAGCAGAGCCTCTGCAGGCTCGTCAGACGGGTCTTGCGGTACCAGCTTGCCCTGGACTGCCTCTTGCAAAATCGACTTCTTGAGGCACTCCGGGAAGGAACCATTGAGGGCTCGGAGTGCCTCTTCCTTGGCCCCGTAATCTCGAATAGACGCATCAACGCTTTCAATGGCAGAAACAATTCTGAATTGTTCTCCCAAGGGCGGGATTGGAATTAGTGCCTTATATAAGCGGTCATCGTTAATCGCTGGGTAAGCTACGCCCTTGGCATTGTCCGTGTTATTGGCATAAGCGTCAAAATCCGGTGACATCATGTAATAGAACAGAAATTTGTTGCACAGTTCTGCATGACAGGTCAAAACCGCAAAGCCGGTACTCGCAATCGGAATACAAGAGAAATCCCTGTCCACGATGCACATATTATGGAGATAAGGGCGAACCGTTGAATAGAGGACATCTCCTTTGTCGACCAGTTTTCGAGCTCGTGAAGGAGCTTTGTCTGGGGCTATAACGGTGTCCGTTGGATTGAGTTTCTGTTTTTTGTTGTCGATAGAACCAATATCAATATAACAGAAATCTGTACTGGGCGTGATCTGACCACGGTTATAGACGATGCTCCCAAGCCGTACCCACTCCCACGAATCGGGGATGTCAAACGGTACCTCATCCGCCAGCGACCGTACTTCATCGCCGATTTTCTCATAAGGAGTATTATCGGCACCTTTGAAGATAACGGAGGAGTTCTTTTCCCGCTTGATTTTCTTCTCTTTGATGAGCCGCTCCTTCTCCGCACGGATGCGTTCCAGCAGAACACTGGCGGGCTCGTCATTCGGGTCTTGCGGCACGAGCTTGCCCTGAACAGCCATCTGGAGAATGGAGTTTTTCAGTTGCTGTGCAGTCATTCGTCGCCCTCCTCCGTGATGTCGATGCCAAGGATATCGGTGATCTGGGCAAGGATGCGGTCAATGTCAGCGTTTAGGCTTGCCCGCTTCTCCTGGTACTGCTGAATCAGTTCCTTCGGCGGCAGGATCTCCTCCTCTTCGTGAGGATAGCCGCAGAGGTCAATGTTATAACTCCGCGCTTTCAGTTCCTCGACGGTGTACTTCTTCGCTTTATCAAAGCCGTCGATGGTGATCTCCTCACGGTTGTCCCACCACTCAATGGCCGGGGCAAAATGCTCCAGCTTCATGGGCTTTGTCTTGGAGAAGTTCTTGTATCCCTCCGGCATATCCAGGCGATAGAACCAGGTTTCGGTCGTGGGATGCGTCCGGTCGAAGAATAGGATGTTTGTTGTGATAGAGGTGTACGGTGCAAACACGCTGTGCGGCATACGGATGACCGTATGGAGATTGAACTCGGACAGCAGCTTTTCCTTGATCGCCATTTTGGCATTATCTGTGCCGAACAGGAAGCCGTCCGGCAGAAGGATGGCGCACCGGCCGTTCTGTTTCAGCCGATACATGATGACAGACATAAAGAGGTCTGCGGTTTCGCTGCTGCGGAGATCAGCCGGGAAATTCTGCTTCACGCCCTCTTTTTCGTTGCCGCCGTAAGGAGGATTCATCAGAATGACATCGAAGCGGTCGCTCTCCTTGTACTCACGCACATTCTTTTCCAGGCTGTTGCCGTGGATGATGCGAGGGTTGTCGATGTCGTGGAGCAGCATATTCGTGGCGCACAGAAGGAACGGCAGTGCCTTCTTTTCGATACCGTAAATGGAGTTGCTGTAAACTGTTCTGTCCTCGACGCTTTGCACCTGGGCGTCCAGCACCTTCAGCGCAGAGGTAAGGAAGCCGCCGGTACCGCAGGCAAAGTCCGCAATAGACTCGCCGAGCTTAGGCTTGATCATCTGTACCATGAAGTCCGTGACAGCACGGGGCGTGTAGAATTCGCCGGAGTTACCGGCGCTCTGCAGGCTGCGGAGGATCGTTTCGTAAATCTCACCGAAGGCGTGGCGGTCCTCGTACTCCTCAAAATCGATCTCATCAATGACATTGATAACCTGGCGAAGCAGGATGCCGTCCTTCATGTAGTTATTGTTGTCCTCGAAGGCGGTGCGGACAATGATCTGGCTCATGGGGGTATTCTCATCGATTTCGATGGCTTTGAGGGTCGGGAACAGTTTTCCGTTCACGAAGTCCAGAAGGGCATCGCCGGTGAGCGCCTTGCCGTCCTTGTGGTCAACGGCCCAATTGCGCCAGCGCAGCTCCTCCGGGATGATGGAAGTGTAATTCTCGTCGTAAAACTCCCAGATCTCCTCCTTGGCGTCATACACCTTCAAAAAGAGAATCCAAACCATCTGCTCGATGCGCTGGGCATCGCCGTTGATGCCCGCATCGTTACGCATGATGTCCTGCAGTCGTTTTACCAGGTTATTTAAACTCATATCTTATATTCTCCTTACGCAGCGTAGATTTCCTTCTGCAAATCACGGATCGCCTGAATGTATCCGTTTTTGCCGCCGAACAGCTTTGCGATTTTCATGGGGGTGCCGAATTTGCGGAATGGGTCATTGGACAGAATTTCGAGGTTCTCGATGTCCTGAATGCCCTCGTTCATGTATTTGTCCAGCAGCGCACTCAGAACTTCCTGTGCCAAGCCGGAATACTTGTAGAGGTATCCCCGCTTGCGGACATTGTTCGCCCGCTCTGCCTTCGTCAGCGGTGCCTTATCGTAGGCAATGTGGCAGATGAGGTCGAAATCGTCAATATCCTTATTCCCGGCGATTTGCCGCAGCGCTTCCAGAAGGACACCGCGCTCCTGCAACTCGTCGATGATGGCTTGTTTCTTCTCCTCAGAATTCCAGGCACGGAGGAAGGAATCCAAGGTGGCATATTCGCCGAGGATGTTCTTCTTGGAGTAGTCGGTCACACTTTCCGTGATGAGCTTGCCGTCCTTATCGTAGTACTGGACTCGCTCGTTCAAAATCGTCACCTCGACACCACGCACCCGGTATTTATGCTTCTTTTCGGGCGGGTCGTCGGTGTCCCCGCCGGGACCGGGAGTCGGGACGGGTGGCTTCGGCGGATCGATGGTCGGCTCTTCGCCGGGATCATCGCCATCATCAATGATAGAGATCGGGTCGCCATCGAATTCCGGGTCTGCAAAGAGTCGGCAGGCATTGCGGAAATCCATGATAGTGAAATACTCTTTGCCATAATCGGGCTTTAGCCGTGTGCCACGACCGATGATCTGCTTGAACTCGGTCATAGAGTTTATGTTGTTGTCCAGAACGATGAGCCGGCACGTTTTGCAGTCCACACCAGTCGTCATCAGTTTGGAGGTTGTAACGATCACGGGATATTTGCTGTCCTCTGCGATGAAGTAGTCGAGCTGCGCCTTGCCCTCGGCGTTGTCACCGGTGATGCGCATGACATACTTGGCATTCTCCGCCACGAGGTCGTTGTTTTCGTTCACGAGCGCCTGCCGCATCCGCTCTGCATGGTCGATGTCCACGCAGAATACTATGGTTTTGGCAAAGCGGTCGTTTTCTTTCAAAAAGCGAGTGATACGCCTCGCCACGGCGGCGGTACGCTCATCGATAATGAGGTTTTTGTCGTAATCCTTGGTGTTGTACTCCCGGTCCTCGATCTCGTACCCGTAGATGTCGTGCTGTCCAGCCGTGGGTCGCCAACCTTCCAGGTCTTTGTCCAGACCGACGCGGAGAACTTTGTACGGAGCGAGGAAGCCGTCGTCGATACCTTGTTTCAGACTGTATGTATAGATGGGTTCACCGAAGTAAGAGATATTGGATACCTCTTTCGTTTCCTTCGGCGTAGCAGTCATACCGATCTGCGTGGCACTGTGGAAGTATTCGAGTATTCTGCGCCAGCGGGAGTCCTCCTTGGCGCTGCCACGGTGACACTCGTCGATGACGATGAGGTCGAAGAAATCCGGCTGGAATGCACGGAACGGCTCTTCGTTCTCATCACCCGCCAACTGCTGATAGAGGGACAGATACAGCTCGTAGGAGCTATCCAGCTTTTTGCCCTCGATTTTCGTCATGACCTTTGCAAAAGGCTTGAAGTCCTGTTGCATGGTCTGGTCAACGAGGATATTGCGGTCAGCAAGGAACAGGATCTTTTTCTTGCGACCGGATTTCCAAAGGCGGTGGATGATCTGGAATGCGGTGTATGTCTTGCCGGTACCGGTCGCCATAACGAGAAGAATGCGGTCTTGCCCACGGGCTACAGCATCAACGGTGCGGTTGATGGCGATACGCTGATAGTAGCGAGGGGTCTTATCACCCGGTTGGAAATAATACGGCTCTGTGATGAGTTGCTCCTGCTCCGGTGTGAAGTGTTCGTCGCCGATGTGCTGCTGCCAGAGATCCTGCGGCGAAGGAAACTGCTCAAGCGTTAGCTCACGCTCTTTCCCGGTCTTCATATCGTGCTCCAGGAAACCGTCGCCATTCGAGCTGTACACAAACGGAATGTCCAGCACCTCGGCGTATTCGATGGCCTGCTGCATCCCGGCTCCAACGCTGTGCCGGTTATCTTTCGCCTCGACGATAGCCAGTGGAATATTGGGCTTGTAGTAGAGCAGATAGTCAGTGCGCTTTCTTTTGCCTCTGGCAGTAACATTACCACGGACGATAACACGACCGTCCGTGAAGTTGTACTCCATGCGGATCTGCTTCTGCCTGTCCCAGCCAGCGCCCTCAATGGCTGGGGTAATAAACTGAAGTTTGATGTCCTCCTCAGTCATTTCATGTTTTTTCATAAGGTCGCCCATGCCAATGCCTCCTTCTGTTGCTTCCGATAACTCAAAATTATCGGAAGTTAATGGGGGGTAAAAGAGCGCAGCACGGCTGCGGACTTTTACAAAATAAACTTGATCTATTTGCAGATGCCTTTATTCATCTTTTGTGACTTCCATGATGTCACCGATATCGACGCCCAATGCACAGCAAACTCTTACAAGCACATCGAGCCGTACATACTCATCTTTTGCGAGCTTTGTAACTGCTGCAGGACTGAGGTCTGCCGCCTCTTGCAGGTCTTTCTTCTTCATACCCCGATCGATAAGCAGCTTAAATAATTTCTTGTAAGAAACGCCCATTTGACCGTCCTCGCTTTCTGCACATACTAATTCAAGATTATTATATCACCAATCCTGCTGAAAAACAAGATAATCCTCAAATTTGTGAAGAAAACTTTCATGTTTCGGAGAGTATATTCCAACACGGAACACTCTTCCGCTTGGCATAATCAATCGTGTTCTTGGTGCCATCATCCCTCCGTACTAAATTCCCGTTATTATACAGTTTAACATAATGGTATGTTCAGTACAAGTAGTCGGTATAGCACCTTTTAGTATGCGAGTAAAATAATTACAGAAATGGTGGTGATGCTATGGACACGCACGAGAGGCTCCGGCAGCTCATAAACGAGCGCGGTGGACTGAGTATAGGCTGGCAAAGAACTGCGGCTTATCCGAGTCCACGATTGCGAATATTTATAGGAGGAATACAGTCCCCTCAGAACAGTTTGACTTGTCGGCACATTCAGCGGTGCGCTGCCATGCACCCGCGCTTTCCCGATGGCTCGTCCGTACCTGCGTGTCAGCCCGATGTTCACGCCACTTTCGTCCAGAAACACAATCCTCCAATGTTCAATCGCCAATTTTAACTCTTCCCACTTGATACGTTTGGCCTGCACATCGGGGACTCTCCCGTTCTGTCGCCGAAAGCCCGACTTTTTTCACGCGAAACCCCAATGCTCGAACCACTCGGCTCATTGTTGAAATGCTGACTTTTAGTCCTAACTGTGTGCGGAGTTCTTCCAAGCCAATCGTGGAATTTTTTGTAATGCACTCAGCTATCCGTGCCTTGTCTGCGCTGCTCAGCAGAGCTTTCCGACCTCGCCGCCACGTTTGCAGGTCTACGCTGCCTGTTTTCCGCTTCCGCTCTTCCAAATGGTAAACGGTGTACTTGTTGACGTGGAAAATCTTCGCGATTGCTTCCGCGTTGTGCGTCGCTTCGTACCCCTCTACCAACAGTTTCCGTGCTTCATTGTGCAGCATTTCTATCATCTCCTATGCCTATTATACACCTGGTGTAAAGGAGTGACCGCTTTTGTGAGAAGTGCTATAGGCACTTGTGAAAGTACCGAAAAGCCTTGTGGCGCAAGAACTTGCGTTTCGTCTGATGCTTTTCATGGGGGAACTATGTCATTCCAGATGGTTCTACTACTATGACGAGGCAGTTGCAGCGTTTGCGGAGTTAGGAGATTAGAGCGGCGCGAAGGCACAGATTGCGGGCATAATGGAAATAAAGTACCAGCAAGCAGTGATGCTGCGCGAAAATGGACAATATGAAGAAGCCATTGCCACGTTTTTGCAATTGGGCGGAAATTCTGACAATAACCGTTGACAATAGCAGGAATCAATGTTATAGCGATTGACGTACAAGCGGCGGCAGCAGCGTGCGCCGAGTTGTGCGGAAGCAAATCGCAATCCGACGCAGCGGATAATCTGTTTCATGCCTGCAACAATATCGGAGAAAAGCTGTGCTTCTTGCGCAAAGCAGACATGAAACTGCTTTGGGAAAGGAATGGATGCGTGTGAAAATCAGCCAATTGCATCTGTCTGATTTTATGCTGTTTCAGCAAGCCGATTTTCAGTGGTCGCCGGGAATCAATGTGATTTGTGGCACAAACAGCACGGGCAAAACGGCGCTGATAAAGCTGATGTACAGCCTGCATAAGTCCTATGAACAGTGGAACTCCACAGAGACAAAGGAAGCGGCGGTTAACAGGTTTTCCGAAAAGCTGTGCGGCGTATTTCGCCCGGACAACGGGAAAGTGGGCAGACTCGTGCGGCGAAAGCAGGGCAATGCCCAAATGACAGCCTCGATGGGCTATGAAAACGGCACGAGCATTGATGTAAATTTCGGAAATCGAGCAAGCAAAATTTCCACACTTGCCTTGCCAAAGATGGAGCATACGGCATCGCCTGACCATACGGCGGTGTATTTTCCGCCGAAGGAAATCATTTCGGCGACGGAGAATTTCACGTCGCTGTATGAGGAATACCATATTGCGTTTGAGGAAACGTATTATGACCTTGCAAAGCTGCTGGATCGTCCGCTGAAGCGCGGGAAAAATTCCGATGAGCAGAATCAGGTGTTAGCCAGTTTGGATGAAATTCTCCACGGGACAACGGTGCAGCATGATAAAAAATTTTATCTCAATGCAGAAAATGGCGGAGAATTTGAAATGGGGCTTGTCTCCGAGGGCTATCGCAAGCTGGCGACCATCACCTATCTCATTCGGAATGGCTGCCTGAATGCCAATTCGGTGCTGTTCTGGGATGAGCCGGAGACGAACATGAATCCCGGCATGATTCGCCCACTGGTGGAAGCTATGATGCAGCTTGCAAAACTCAAGGTGCAGATTTTCATCACAACGCATGATTATTTCCTCCAGCAGTATCTGAACATGTACATGGCATTCCCGGAATCCAATACCGACCAGATTGACATCCGTTTCTTCTCCCTTTTCTTTGTGGATGGCGCAATAAAGGCGGAAATGGCGGATACCATCAGCGAACTTCAGCACAACAGCATCATGGAAGAATTTGATGCGATATACAACAGAGAGCAGGGATTCATCTATGATCGTATCAGAGAGTGATATCGAATTTACGTTCGGCGAGCAGTACGGCAATTCCGCTGTGCGTGCGGCAAACGACGGTGCTGGCGGAAGTGCTGATTTTCGCCGTGACGGGTATCTGCCTGACGATGAAGGATGCCGCGCACGTGGTGGTATCGCAGAGCGAAGCGCGGATGGCGGACAGCACCGCCGGGTGGAAAGTCATCGGTCAGGGGGCGAACGCGCTAGCAGCATCGGGTGACGCGGACATGAAGCGCCTTGCGGAGGAAATCCGCTTCGCCGCCCCCATGCCCACGAGCATCGATGGGGAGATTGCAGCGCAGGTGGATGCGCTGGCGGCGGTGGCGAATCCCGAGAGCGTGAAAAAGATACTTACGCTGCTGGAACGAAGAAAAGCATTTGCCAAGGCAAATAAATAACAGGGAGAGATAGAACATGAATAAAGTAGAAAAATACAAAGAACTCATTCAAACGGCAGCTGCTCTGATAAGTCGGAGGGTAACCAGCACTGATATGGACTTCCAGCAATGGAAGTCAAGTGTGGATCGGATGTTGGCAAAAGAATTTGGAACAAATAGCCGTGAGCATGAACTTTTTAGGAAACGACGCTTTTGTACGCCGGTAGTTGGCGCAGATGACGATCGCCCGCAAGAACCAGCTTGTGTTCGCGACATTGAGCTTACCCAAAAAGAATTGCAAGATTATCTTAATGAATTGTTAAGTGAGGAAGAAAATGTGAATGCTATACAGGTACAGGCGAAAGAATACGATGTGTTTTTGTCACATGCAGCAAACGACAAAATAAGTTATGTCAATGAGCTGTATGATGTTATCAGAACGTTAGGAATTACAGTGTTCTATGATTCTACGGCTATCACATGGGGTGATAAGTGGAAAGAAAAAATAATAGAGGGTCTACATAGTTCTGAATTTGCAATAATAGTACTTTCCGAACAGTTCTTCGATCGTGAATGGACTGAACGAGAGTTGCATGAACTTCTGGAACAACAAAACGAAAATAAGCAAAAACTGGTTCTTCCTCTTTTGTATGGAATAACTATTGAGCAATTAACGAAAAAGTATCCGCAACTGGGGGAAATTCAGTGCATATCAGCAATGACTTATTCAAAGGAAAAAATAGCAATTCTTTTAGCTAAAGAACTAATTAAGCGGTACAAAGCTATTGGGGGAAAAAAACTGTGATTATCAAGCGTAAAGTGTGCGGCGGAGACCTCCATCCCGCCGAGAATGAAACTACCTGCGAGGGCGCGAACTCCAAAACAAAATTCGCCTAACCTCCACCATAACGTCTTCCTTTTGTGCTACAATACTCCTCTCCATTCTCCAGCGGACACAAACTACTTCATGCGACAATCAGGAGCATCATCATGATTGAAAAAAATTTCAAGGTACTATGGCTTCGGCTGAGTTCTTGCAGTTCGTTGTTACTGCGGCTTTCGGATTCTCCTACTTCCCGTCTGCAAGACCTCCCCGGGTAAGCGCAACAGCTTTCATCCCACGTAACCGCCACATTTACCGCACGGGATTCGGGCAGCATTGGACTTCGTGTTGTCTAGCACACTCGTCCGTCCCTGTACGGCCTTCTATGTGATTTCTGTTCGTCGGTTCGGGAGTTTGCCCGCCAGCATTTTCCGCTGACATCCGGCTTCCTTCAGATTCCATCTCACGATGGACACCCTTGCCTTCGGCTAACGCTTCCTGCTGCCGAGCGCGTTGTGGTCTTACACCACTTAGTTGTTGCTCTTGCCGGGCGCACTCCAAACGCCGCCCCCTCCGATGAATTCGGAGGGGGCGGCGCGCAGAACGGGTCGCTGCCCAAGTCGCGCATCAGCAGCG